CTTCAGGCGGCCTTCGATGTAGACCGAGCGGCCCTTCTTCAGGTATTCGCCGGCGATTTCAGCCAGGCGGTTGTACATGACGACGCGGTGCCATTCCGTTTCTTCGCGGCGCTCGCCCGAAGCCTTGTCTTTCCAGGTGGAGGTGGTGGCAATGGACATATTGCAGATTGCCGCCCCTTCGGGGCTGTAGCGGACTTCCGGGTCGCGCCCCAGATTGCCCACGAGTATGACTTTGTTAACCGATGCCATGCCTAATCCTCTATGGGAGGCGCGAGGGCTGAATGCACCTCCCGTGCCAGATAATCCAACGTCAAGTCATTGAATATGGTGACGCGGCAATCGATAGCCTCAATTTCCGATTCGCTGCTGTGCGTCGGGACAAGCTTGTCAGAGGACCGGCGACGAATTCGCCATAGCTCTCCGCCAAGAGAGGCAGTCACGTAGGCTGCCTCATTGGGGTATCGGACGTCCGTGATGCATATCCGGCAGAATCCTGCCCTGAAAAGGGCGTTGACCCGCTCATTCGTCCGTTCCGTCCAGTACGAAGTGCCCTGAAGGGCGCGTCGATACTCTGTGCCCCAAAGCCGCATGATTTCCCGAGGGGAACGGCGTTTTGATACATCCTCGCCCAATTCCCTCATTCGCTCGATGAATCCGTTGTCCGTGCATTTCGAGATCCGCATCTGATTTGAGAGCGCTTCCTTGAGCGACCGGTCGGAAAGGATGAATGGGTCTATTGAGAACGCCTGAACGACTTCATCACGCAATGCATCCGCGAAGGCCACCCGGGCAAAGCCACGCGTTTCGGCCAGAATCGCTGCGCAGGTATCTTTTCCGGCGCCTGCGCGCCCGACGAGTCCGATAACTCGGTATTGCGGGAGTGGGTTAGGGGGCGGCATATGGCGCATCTGTTCAACCTCATCGTTGGGCTAGGTACTCGACGTAGGGGGAGTCGGGGAGGTCTGCGATCAGAACGGCGCCGTCTCGATTACGCCATATGCAGGAGTACTTCTTCGTGTCTGGCGCCTGCACTAGCTCACCAGTTTTCCCGCAGCTCCTGGCGATCATCGTGGCTCGACGTTGATCGTCCTCAGCAAACAGTCGTGCGTCCTTTGCGGCGACATGTTGACCTAGCGCGAAAATAGCGCCGATGGCAATGGCAACGGCTAGGGCGGCGATAACAGCGGTGGTGGTGGACTTCATTGAATGCTCCAAGAGCCTTCTCCGGGGGGCGCTAGTGCCCCCGGAAAGAGATAAATTGGTCAAGCGATGATGCTGCGGACGGGACGAACCCGGAACTCGTCGTAGCGGAACCAGCCGTTGACGCGGCCGTACTCGAAATTCACCGCCCAGGCGTCGTAGGAGCCGTAGGGCGTTGACGTCCAGGTGTACTCGCTGTCGCTGTTGAAGCCTTGCGCTGCCGCTACCTGCAGCAGCTCGCGATGGGACGGCAGGTAGAAATCCTTGTGGCCGTCGGCCGTGTATTCGGACGCAGCGAGGGCTGCAGGATGGCTGCCACGCTCCAGCAGCTTGCGGGTATTCGCGGCGCCGTCCAGATCCGAGTAGCTTTCCAGCTTGTCGCCGTAGCCGCCAAATTCAAAGTCGCCATCCAGCGGAGCCGCCGCCACGAACAGATGGCGGCCTTGCGCCGTCTGGCCGATGTAGATGCCGCCTTGGCCTTCAGCGTACTGTCCAACCACAAATTGGTGGTCCATTGGCAAATCTCCTTATGCCCAATAAGGCGGTTAGTTAACGAAGTGCTAGCCACTCCCGCCAGACGACACCACGCCCCGGTGTCCAAACTGGCGAGGATTGCTTGCGGATTTCAGGTCCGCCCGGTCCTATTCGGGTCGTTCACGTATAGCGTGTCCTTCCACGCCGCCGCTTCTTTCAGGATTCACGTGTCTGCGTCCTGTCACGGCGCAGGCAGAGTTATGCGCACACAAGAACCAAGCGGGCTTCTTGTTCGGGCAGCATGCTGGACGCGAACGTCTGGGCGCATGCCTGTTCCATCTTTTCCGACTGGCGCGCATTTCCCGCCGCGTCCCACCACATCACGATGTACTTACGTTGCATGGTCTATCTCCTTGTTCATTTGACTGCGCCCTCTTGGAAGGCACATTCAGATGAATCTGGATCAGGTCGCTTCAGACGGTTCCTGCTTGCGAACCCGGACGCGGCATAGCACATCTGCTTTTGATGTTGATGGTGCCCACTTGCGGACCTGCTGAAGCTAAGTTACGGTCATACCGAAACCGAGGAGGAAACATGGCAAAGCCGCTTGAGCCATACCGTGAGGTGATGGTGGAGAGCTACGCGCCTGACAACAGGACGGGCCTGCGAGGGAAGGTGCATATACGCCCAGTCGAGGGACAGGGGTACGCGAAGGATCTCCACGTCGAATGCTCCAAATCGCTATCGCGAGACTATCCAGTTGGGACCAGATTCATTCTGCAAGCCAAGCTCACTGATCGGGAGGATGGCGGGGAGTATCTCTACAGCTCATATCGTTGGGCCTTCACTGTGGTGAAACCCTAGCATTCATATGCCTGCGTCCTGTCACAGCGCAGGAATGTCAGTGCTTCAGGAGGCGAACAATCGTCGGTCCGCTTTCATTCGGCTTGTTGCAGTGCTTGGCCATCACATGCCAGAACTTGACTTGTTGATGCTGCCCACGCCTGAACTTCCGATCCCGGAACAAGCGGCGTTCAGTAGAGCGTGAATTGAGGCCCATGTTGTCTCCTCGTCCATTCGTCAGCTTGCTCATAGAACAAGCTAGGAGTCCTAGGAGACACGCCAGATTCGTACGCCGTTTGGAACGGAACGCGCCGTGAACACTTGGCCGTGGTTTTTCCCGTAGAAGGACGCTGCGCGTTGCGCCGAAGCCTTCCTTCTCTCGTCGACCACGAATGAGTCACCGACATTCATGTCCCGAAAGGGGTACAAACCCCGGCGTCCCTTGGTGTAGCTGGGGACTGGGATGCCCCGTTCGATTTGAATTTTCATCCTCGATCTCCAGGTTCATGGGTCATCACACGTGAATCACAGCACTGGCTACCAGTGGCGATTCAAATGTGGCCTCGATAGAGGCTCATTTGCGTCCCTTGCTCGCAGCGTCCACGTCTCCCAAGGGGTACTCGTCGTGGCGATCCGGTCCACCAGGTTGCAGCCCTGGCTAGGCAATTCCCTTCTCACGCGACCCTTACTGGCGTCATTCGGGCTGACGGGCGTCAGGTGGCGCCATAAACCTGCCTGAGGTACTGCTGCAGCTTCGCGGTGCTGGCCTTTGGCCTAAGCGGTACGATGCGCTGCGGTATGGGTAGATTAGGCGACGCCTAATATTCTGTCAATAGGCATCGCCTAATATTTTTGGAGAGGGCGAAAAAAAGCCCGCACAAGGCGGGCATTTGCTCAAATGGGCTCTTATCTAGCGGTCAGTTCTTGATCCACTGACCGGCTTCATCATCTTTTAGCCTGGCGCCTGACCAGACAACTTGTCCAAGCACGCGCACGGGGGTGCCGTTCTCAAGTGGGATATCCGGGTAAGCCGGGTTGAATGACCGCGCCACCCATTGCTTCGTCAGGCGATCGCGTGTGACGGTCTTCACGATCATCTTGCCGTCGTAGTTGATAGCGTAGACGCCGCCCGCAGCTAGGTCACGGACGGTCAGATCCTCATTCGGCACGACTAGTAGGGCAGCGCCGTCACGGATGATGGGTTCCATGCTGTCGCCCTTGGCATAGACGACGCGAGCCTTCCCAGCATTGGCACCCACGGCGCGCAGGAATGAGCGGCGGAAGTGCATCACGCCCGTCTGTTCCTCGATGTGGTTTTCGATGCCGTCGCCCGCTGCCAAGCGGACGTCGGCCATCTCCGGCACCTTGTCGAACTTGTCGTTCGCTGCATACGGTTCGCCTGGACCTACATTCGCCACCACTCCAGTCTGTGTGCTGATCCGGATCCTCGGATTGGCCTCCGCCTGGTGTGTTGTATTTCCTCCTTCCCAGGGGGCAGCGGGAAGACCTTGGATCCGCATGGGGAATGGATCGTCGGCGTGGTCCATATCGACCAGGCCTCCGGGCTTGTGGGAGCGAATTGGCACAGGAACCCGCGCAGGCCCCGCGAGGGAGGGCGCCGAAACCTGGATTCCTAGCTTCATCTGGGCAATGGCAAGCTGAATTGCGCCCTCAAGAGCGCTCAGCTGAGACTCAGGTAACTCATGGATTTGATCCTCGGGAATCGTCCTGAATGGCCACGGCTTGCGCTGCAGAGGCGACCCCGATACCGCAGGAGATCCCATGTCCGGCCAGGACTTAAGCCCCCAATGGTCTGGGCCCACAACGTCTGAAAAATAGCGCCACAGCTCCGGAAGCTTGTCCTTAGCAATAGAACCCTTCTTGATCCAGTCATGGATAGAAGGCGGCTTCACATTGAAATGGCGCGCGATTGCCGCCTGCGAGGCGACAGCGCCGCTGGCGATCTTCAGATCAATGGCTGCCTTAATAGCAGCGCCTAGGTCGGTTCCATTAAGCATTGCCTAACTTTCGCTTTGTAGTGCCGCATTAGGCAATTCCTATTGACATATATTAGGCGTCGCCTAATAATGCGGCATGGACATGAAAAAACGACACGAATCCCTATCCAGGGCCTGCGACATCGCAGGAGGGCAAGCTGCCCTTGCTCGCATCCTCGGGGTCAGCCCGGTCAGCGTTCATGACTGGGTTCATCTGAAACGACCGCTGCCCTCAGAACACTGCCCCTTGATCGAAGAGGCGACTGGCGTGCGCTGCGAAGAACTGCTCCCTTCGTTCCGTTGGGACGTGCTCCGAAAGCGCAAGCGTTCTCGGAGAACCGGAGAGGCGAGGGCGGCATGACATCAATGCACTGCCGCGCCGTGGCGGTCCTCTGAGGCCCAAGCCATGCGCTCCCGCTCCGAACACAGCTCCTTGAACAGTACAAGGACCGCGGCTTCGGAAGGGTCGGCAAAGGTTCTTTTGGCAATGTCGGCGGCGGTTCTAAGCAGTTGCTCCGTTTCAGTCATAGCCGAGTTGTTCTTAGTTATTTGTTCCATGCGGTGAATCTTAGATGCGCTGCACAAGTACCGAAACGCTGAAGTTCTGAGGAATCCAACGTAATGACCTGCCAATACACCACTACCCACTGGCGTGATGCTCTGTACAACGCTGTGCGTGCTGCTGATGGCGGCGTTGTCGCGGCTGCTCAGTTCTTGACTGAGCGCCGGGATACCTCGATTCACTACGAATCGGTTCGCCGCAAGCTGCGCGGTAATGACTCGATGGACGTTGAAATGGCTGTTCTGCTGGCCGAGTTCGTCAGCAAGGACCGCAATGTTCATGAGCGTGCGAACGACTGGCTGCTCTCGCTGTGCGCCCAGGAGGGGCTGCACGTCGACGACGTTCCGGAAGCTCCTGTAGGCGGCTGGGAGAACGAAGCAAAGGCCCTGCAGGACAAGTTCCTCGCACTGGCGACTGAAATGGGCAAGATCGCCGCGGTCACGGCGCAGACCACGGCGGACAGTCAGATAGATCAAGCTGAGGCGGACCAACTCGTCCCCTTGCTGCGTGCAACGCGTGTCTTGTTGCACCGCATGGAGCGCAACGTCCTGCGCGCTGCGAACAAGTGAGCCGAGAATGAAGGGACGCGCCCCCACCGCTACCGAAAGACAGTTCCACGACATGCTCTGTAGCGTCGTGGGCTGCGCCGCTTGTCGCTTCGGCCACAACATGGTCACTCATTACGTGAGCGTTCATCATCAGCGAGGGCGCGTCCGCCCTCTGGCGCATTACTTCGTCCTGCCTCTCTGTGCGGGGCACCACCAGGCAGGAACTGGCGCCAGGTGGATGATCGCCGTCCATCCCGATAAGACTCGATTCGAAGAGCGGTATGGAGAGCAGGAGCACCTTCTGCGCCTTTGCGTGTTGTTTCTGCTGGCCTCCGGTCAGGACGTGCCGGAGTTGGCGCTTACCGCCGCGGAAGTGGATAGGGAAGTCGCAGATCGGGTGGCTGCCCTGGCCGAGGCAGGGGGTGCAAGAGCATGAATGTCCATGGGTACGTCGTCCCAGATGCCGCTATCGACGCCGGCCTTGAGTTCATGCGCGCCGGCTCGACTTTCGACTGCAAGAAGCTGGGGAAGGTGATTAGCCGCCATTTCCCGTTCCAGAAGGCTGTCATGAGCCCAGAAGGTCATCGCACGGTCTGCCTGGATGCGGCCCACCGCCTGATGCGAGAAATGCGCACTGAACTTGAACTGGTTCGCCGCGGCGCATTCCGTACCGAACACCACCATTACCGCTGGCGCACGGCCGCCTAACGCTGGAGCGAAGATGAACGCACTCATCATTTCCACCACGGCAATTCGTCAGGATCATGAAGGGCGATTCAGCCTGAATGACCTGCACCGGGCAGCGGGGGCGCAGTCCCGCCATCAACCAGGCAAGTATCTGGAGAACCAGTCTTCGCAAGAACTGATCGCCGAACTCCAGGGTGAGGTTGGGATAACCGGAATTCCGGTTATCCAATCAAAACAAGGGCTTGGCACATTTGTCTGCAAGGAATTGGTCTACGCCTATGCCATGTGGATCAGCCCGGCCTTCCAGCTACGGGTGATTCGGGCGTTCGAATCGCTGAGCTTGGGAGTGCCCGCGGTCCCGAGAGATTTTGCCGCCGCCCTTCGTTTGGCCGCGGACCAGCAGGAAGAGATCCAGAGCCAGCGCAGGCAGCTCATTGAGCAGCAGCCGAAGGTCGAATTTGCGGAAGCGATTCGTAAGACCGTGGACTCGATCAGCATTGCCGACATGGCCAAGCTGCTGGGTACCGGACAGAACCGCCTGTTTCGCCAACTGCGTGCGGATCAGGTTTTGTTGCCCGACAACAAGCCGTATCAGGAGTACCTGGACCGGGGCTACTTCCGCCTGGTGGAGATGCCGTGGCGTGACGAAGAGGGCAGCGTCCATGTGTCGTTCAAGACGCTTCTGACCGGCAAGGGGCAGGTTTGGCTGCAGCGGAAGTACGCCACACCGCTGAACGTTGAGCCGGCCTGCCTTGAAGCCTACGCGTGATCCTCGCTATGTCAGCCGTCATCCTCTCTATGCCTAACGTGCCTGCCGCCTCTCCCCAAGTGGAAGATGGCTTTACCCGCATCTCCAATGAGTTGCTGGGGGCGCTGGTGCTGGCCGACTTGAGCAAGCAGCAGTGGGAAGTGCTGATGGCCATCGTCCGCAAAACCTACGGGTTCAACAAGACCGAGGACGACATCGCACTGTCCCAGCTCTCCATGATGACTGACGGCGATCGTGGCAACCATAGCCGGGTGATCAATAGCCTGGTCAAGCGCCGCATTCTGAACCGTGCCAAGGGGCGCCATAGCTTCACCCTGGGGCTTAACAAGGACTATTCCCAATGGGGGCTGAAAAACGGCCGAGCAGAGCTGGTGCGGACGCATTGGAGAGGAGCTTCTGCTGTGCCTGCTGTTGTAACTCCTACAACAGCAGATGATGAACAGGGTTGTAACTCCTACAACTCTACTGTTGTAGAACCTACAACTTTGCTGTTGTCAGACTTACAACCACAAAAGACAACTCCAAAAGAAACTATCAAAAGACAAAAAGAAGAAAACACTTGCGCTCCGCAAGCGGATCGCGGCGAGTCGTTCGACGATGCACGAGCAGATCAGAAAGATCGGGCCGTGACTGCATCCGAAAGCACACGAGCAGGCCGAAAGGGCCGGGCCATGACTGTGCTGACTGCCGAACAGCTGGTTCGGTTCGAGAAGTTCTACGACGCCTACCCTCGCAAGCGTAGCCGTATCGCAGCAGAGAAGGCGTTTGCCAAGCTGAACCCGGATGACGCTTTGCTTGCCGACCTTCTGGAGGCTGTTGAGCGCTCCAAGCTGACCGCACAGTGGAGTGACCCCACCAAGATCCCGCATCCGTCCTCGTGGCTGAACGCGGGGGCGTGGCAAGACGATATCGAAACGGAGTACGGCGCCAGGGAGCGGGAGGTCATCGACTCGTTCAACTCGACGCTGGGTGCGGAAATGGGGGTTATCGACCCGGCCATCTTTTCTGAGCGCCGCGCCGGAGCCATACGCGCTTTCCTGAGGCTTTCCGACAAGCCCGAATTCTGGACTCGGTTTTTCCCCTGGATCCGGGACAACTGCACGCTGCCCCCTCATGCCGGCTTTGACTGGCTTATCTCGCCGGACGGCTTCAGCAAAGTCCGCGGTGGCCAATTCTCTAAGGAACAACGATGAACGCTGTAGTGCGCGGCCAGCCGCCCCATAACCTCGACGCTGAACAGGCGATCTTGGGCGGCCTCATGCAGGACAACGGGGCGATTGACCGCTTAGGAGACTTGGGGGCGCAGCAGTTCTATCACCATGCACATAGGCTGGTGTACGAGGCTATCTCGTCGCTGGTGATGCGCTGCCGCCCCGCGGATGTAGTCACTGTCCACGACTTCCTATCGGCTTCAGGCCGAGCTGAAGCGGTCGGAGGGGCTGTCTACTTGACCGAGCTGGTTGCCGCAACCCCCAGTGTCGCGAACATTGGCAGGTACGCGGATATCGTCCGCGAGTGCGCGCTATTGCGGGAATTGGCCGGTACTGCCGATCGGGTTCATGAATTGGTCGCAGACCGGCAGATGCCGGCGGCGGAACTCCTTGATGTGGCGCAGGCAGAGTTCGGAAAGCTCGCGATGGGAACGGTCAAGAACGAGCCGATTTCCATTTCCGAGTCCATGACGTCGTTTCTTGATGATCTGGACGGTCGGGTTCATGGATCCGTTTCCCATCCTGGCATTCCGACCGGCATTCAGGCATTGGACGACCTGTTGAACGGAGGGCCATGCCGTGGGGACCTGATCGTAATCGGTGCGAGGCCTGGTATGGGCAAGTCCGCTCTCGCAGGGACGATCGGATGCAACAACGCCGAATCCGGCCATTCGGTCATGTTCTGGTCCGGGGAAATGCCCACTCGTCAGGTTACCGGGCGAGCTGTTGCTAACTGGGGGCGCGTGTCTGCCAAGAAGATCAGCGCGGTGAGGCCAGAGTTGAGCTCTGATGACTGGACCAGGCTCACCAGGGCAGCCCAGATTGCGGGCGAAGCAAAGTTCTTCGTTGATGACGAGGCGGGGCTGACTCTCCAGGCGTTGACCGTAAAAGCCCGAGCCGTGCATCGCAAGCATGGTTTGGACGTGCTCTTCGTCGACTACATCCAACTGATGGAAGGTTCGGAGGAGAAAAGGCACCTGCAGATCGAGGCAATCACCAAGGGCCTTAAGAGGCTAGCGAAACAGTTGGACATCGTCGTCTATGCCTTGTCCCAGTTCTCGCGGGACATCGAGAAGCGGAGCAACAAGCGCCCGATGCTATCTGACTTGCGAGACGGTGGCTCTATCGAGCAGGACGCCGACATAGTGATTGCCCCCTACCGGGAAGAACAGGACAACCCTGATACGGATCGCAAGGGGTACGCCGAACTTTACGTCCCCAAACATCGGAACGGATCGATTGGGATGGTTCCGGCGGCATACAGAGGTGACTACCTTCGTTTCGAGAACTACTCGGGTCCCGCAATGGCTCGATCCACGACGGCTCAGCGCGCTCGCAAATCGTTTGAGGATGCGGAGGCATTTTGACGTACTCCACCCTGGAACGCCGTTCTGAGAAATGGCGCATGGAATGCGAGGCGAGACATGTTTTGTCCCTCCCGTTCTCTTCGCGTGAACCGTACCTGGCGCTGGTCGGAAAGCGGCGCGGCGCCCAGGGAAGGTTAGTTCTGGAGGCTGAAGTTAGGCGCCAGTTCTCGGCTAGTCGGAGGGCGGCATGAATAGATGGATGCCGAAATCGAAGCGCCTGGCTTCTTCGAAGTACCGAAACAAGCGCACGGAGCGAGACGGAATCCTGTTCGATAGCGAGCGCGAGGCAGACCGATACGCGAAGCTCAAATTGTTGGAGCGGTCTGGAAAGATCCGGGATCTCACTTTGCAGCCCAGATTCACACTTGTCGACAGCCATAGGAATGCGGATGGGAAGGTAGAGCGGGCTGTCGTGTACGTCGCCGATTTCAGGTACTTCGAGGGAGATTGTTGTGTTGTCGAGGATGCAAAGGGCGTTCGAACGCCCGACTACATCATTAAACGAAAGCTCATGCTGGATCGGCATGGCATCACTGTGAAAGAGGTCTGATATGGCACTCCCGAGAAGTATTGCGGATTCTGACAAGCAGATGCGCACTGCGGCAATCGAACGTCTTCGGACGGAATTTGGTGTGAAGCTGAGCAAGCACAACCGATGCTCTACGCGCATTGCGGATGCGATCCGTCAGATCGAACGTGATCTGGACGAGGCTGAACCGATGCTGATTATTCGCCGGTGGGTGGCGCTTAAGCCTTCAGAAGTTGTGCCCGGGCGCCAACTTTTGGAAACAGGGCGCCAGTACACCATGGACGCTCATATGCGCCTAGCTTCCCAGCGTGCCAGCTATCAGCCCCACCTAATCTCTATGAGCAGCAGCGTGCTCTACAACCCAGAGGTCACAGGATGAGCGCGCTGCTCCCCAAGTGGGCCATGGGCGACCCAGCCATGGTCTGCGAGCGACTGGAAGGCATCAAACGTAAGCCGCCGCGGCTAAGTCGCCAGGAAGAAGCAAAGAAGGGCTTGGAGCAGCTATTCAGCGAGGATCACATGACGAAAGACGAAAGCGAGCAACTGGAAGAACTGCTCATGACCTGGTATCACTGGGCCAAGGCGCATCGGGAACATTTAGGGCATAGCCGTGTAGCGCCGGGATTCCACGGAGTCTCGGACCTGGACGCCTTTGGGGACGACGACGAGACCGACGCGAAGTTGAACCGGTGCCTAGCTGAACAGGTGGATGTTTGCCTGAACACGCTGCCGGTTGACCTGCGCGCCGCAGTTGGGATCAGTCTGCGCAACAAGGATGTGCCCAATCAGGTGTTCCGCAACCCACGCTGCAGCCTGGAGGAACAGCACCATCGCTATCAGCAGGCAAAGGAATCGCTGCTTCCGATGTTGCGCAAGCGAGACATGATCAAGGTGATCGCGTGAGGGCTTGCATACGCTGTACGCGCTCACTAAGATCAATCCAAGTGGACGGCGCTCGTCCATAGGAAACGACGCCTCGGCACTCGCCGGGGCTTTTTGCTTTGGAGCTGTCCAAATGGCCAGACGCCTTGAAGTGGGTGAATCCTTCACCATCCCTGACGGCACATGGTTGCTGGACGCATCAACGAATGAGGGAAGGCTGTACGTGGTCGTAGAGCAGTATGAGGATGGCGCTGAGCCAACCCCTACCCAGATGGACCGCATCGAATCCCTCTTAGCCACCCTAGTGGAATTGCTGGCTGATGAAGGCGAAGACACCGAGCAACCCGTACTCACGCTGGATGGCGAGGCAGTAGGTGGCGAGCGGGACGATTCCCAGCCGCTATGACCTGGCCTTTCCGGAAGCAGCCGGTAGATGCTGGCTCCTTGTGGGTTAGCAAGATGACAGGCTTCGAGAAGGAAGTAGTAGAGGTGAAGGACGGATGGGTGCGATACCGCTTGGTGTCCAGATCGGTGATCCCTCAGTCATCCGGGGTCGCTTCAGTCGGCCAGTTCTGTAGTTGGCATAAGCCGCTATGAGCAGCCAACCCTGGAGCGCTTGGTACAAGACCTGGCGCTGGCAGAAGCTAAGGGAACGCCACCTAAGAGCGAATCCCCTCTGTGTGATGTGCCAGGCAGAGGGAAGAGTGACAGAGGCAAAGGTGTGCGATCACATCGAGCCGCACAAGGGCGATTCGGAGAAGTTCTGGAGCGGTCCCTTCCAGTCACTATGCAAGCAGCACCACGACTCGGACAAGCAGAGGCTAGAGAAGTCCGGACGCAGGAAGGTGCAGATAGGCACTGACGGCTACCCCATCGAGGGGACGTACCAGGACGGGGCAGGGCACGGACCCCGGGGGGGAGGGCTGCTTACACAATGAGCATCCCGACCAAGACCGGCCGCTCAACTCTTATTTCATAAACGTCCAGAAAAAAGCGGGACGCAGTTAAAGGCAGAAATGGCACAACGCGGCAGGAAGTCTCAGGCACAACTGATGACTTCGGCCCAAGTTGCGTCCGTTTCCAGCGATTCACGACTTCGGGCTCCGTTGCACATCACGGATGCCGAGCGGATGGTTTGGGCGGAAGTGGTCAATGACCAGCCGGCGTCTGCCTTTTCACCCACCCATAGCCCCTTGCTGGAACAGTACTGTCGTCACGTTGTCCAAGCCCGATTGCTGGCTGACGAGATCATGAACTTTGATCGCGCTTGGTTGGCCGATGATGATGGGCTGAAACGGTATGACCGATTGTTGGCGATGCAGGAGCGGGAGGGGCGCGCGGCGTCTTCATTGGCGACACGTCTGCGCATCACGCGCCAGGCAACCGCCGACCCGAAGACGGTGGGCCGCGCGAACGGTCGGCAAGCAAAGTCTAAGAAGCCTTGGGAACTCGTCGACGGCTGACGCGGGGCGACCGCAACATTGCCTGGATTGAGCAGTACTGCAGGATCCCCGAAGGCAGGTTGGTAGGTAAGCCGGTAAAGCTGACCAAGCATCAGCGCGGCTGGATCAAACAGATTTACGACACGCCAACCCGGCTGTTCATCTTGAGCATGGCTCGGAAGAACGCCAAAACGGCGCTGTCGGCGTTCCTCTTGCTCCTGAACTTGTGCGGGCCTGAGGCAAAGCCGAACAGTCAGCTTTACAGCGCGGCGCAGTCTCGGGAGCAGGCGGCAATCCTGTTTGCCCTCGCGGCTAAGGTCGTACGCATGTCCCCGGATCTGTCGGAGTACGTGCTGATCCGAGATACGGCGAAGCAGTTGTTTTGCACGGAGATGGGAACGCTCTACCGGGCGTTGTCGGCTGAGGCCAGCACCGCTTATGGGCTGAGTCCGGCATTCACCATCCATGACGAACTGGGCCAGGTGCGCGGGCCAAGGTTTGAGTTGTACGAGGCGCTGGAGACGGCAAGCGCCGCGCAGGATTCGCCGCTGTCCATCGTGATCAGCACGCAGGCACCAACCGACGCAGACTTGCTTAGTCTGCTGATCGACGATGCTCTGACCGGAGCGGATCCGCGGCAGAAGGTGGTTCTGCACACGGCACCGATGGAACTGGAGCCGTTTTCGGACGAAGCGATCAGGGCGGCGAATCCGCACTTTGACGACTTCATGAATCAGGACGAGGTACGGCGCCAGGCGGCAGACGCCAAGCGCATGCCCAGCCGGGAGAACTCCTACCGGAACCTGATTCTGAATCAGCGGGTGGAGGCGCATAACCCTTTTGTGTCCCGGGCGATCTGGGAAGAAAACGGCGCGCAGCCGGATAGGTTGGAAGGAAAGACGGTGTACGGCGGGCTGGATTTGTCCAGCGTGTCCGACTTGACGGCCCTAGTGCTGGTGTCGGAGGAGGGTGACGTCCACCCGCGATTCTGGCTGCCGGAGGAAGGGTTAGCGGAGAAGTCCCGCAACGACCGGGTTCCATACGACGTGTGGGCCGATCAAGGGCTGCTGCTGACCACTCCAGGCCGAGCGATTGAATACGAGTTCATCGCTCACGAACTGCGCAAGGTGTTCGACACCTGCAACGTCGTGGCTCTGGCTTTTGACCGAGCCATGATGCGGTTCCTGAAGCCTTGGCTAGTTCGGGTTGGGTTCACGGAGGAAGAACTCGCGAAGTTCGTGGAGTTCGGCCAGGGTTTCATGTCCATGAGCCCGGCGCTGCGCGAGCTGGAAGCCCGGCTGCTAGGGGCAAAGCTGAAGCACGGCGAACACCCGGTGCTGACGATGTGCGCGATGAACGCCGCCGTCGTCCAGGATCCGGCAGGAAATCGGAAGTTCACGAAGGCGAAATCGTCTGGCCGGATTGACGGCATGGTTTCGCTGGCGATGGCTGTGGCGGCGATGCCTCAAGAGCAGGCGCCAACCCGGCGACTCATTCTGGCAACGGCAGGCTGACATGTGCCAAGGCTGCATTAACCGGCAACGGAAACTGGTCGCGTGGCTGTGCCGGCGCGGCATGACAAGGATGTGCGAGAAGGCTCAAGCCAGGCTCGCCAAAATGGAAGCGAGTCAGAAATGAACAATCAACGTGCATACGCGGCATTTGAGGTGAAGGCATTGGATTCGTCCAAGCGCACCTTCAAAGGCTGGGCGACGACGCCGGCCGTTGACCGAGTGGGAGACGTCATCAACCCGCTCGGCGCCAAGTTCAAGAATCCGCTTCCGCTGCTTCATCAGCATCGCCATGACATGCCGATTGGCTTGGTCAGATTCGACACCCCGACCGCTAAGGGGATCGAATTCGAGGCCGAGATTCCGACTATCGACGAGCCGGGTTCGCTGAAGGACCGGCTAGATACCGCGTGGGGAGAGATCCAGCACGGGTTGGTTCGGGCAGTCAGCATTGGCTTTCGTCCGCTGAAGTACGCCTACAAGGAAGACGGAGGTATCGATTTCCAGGAAGTCGAGATCTACGAGCTTTCGAGCGTATCCATTCCAGCAAATGCCGCGGCGATCATCAACGCCGTCAAGTCCATGGATGGACGTCCGCTCTCATTCGAAGCAATCAACGTGATCAAGTCTTTGGACTTTGCCTCTCGTAAATCAGGCCCGGTCCAGCTCGTCACCGCTGCCCAGGCGCAACCGAATCTCAACGGTGCCGTTCGGCTGAGCCGCACCTAGCTTTCTGATCAGCCGCCTGCCGTTGCAAGCAGGCCGCACCGATCAAACCAAACAAACGACCGCCCTCGAGGCGGTTTTTTCATTTCTGAAAGGAACTCGTCATGAAGACGTTTGCTGAACAAGTCGCGGCGCTGAAGGCGACCCGCCAAGAGAAGGACGCCGCCATGCGTGCGGTGGCCCAGAAATCGGTCGACGAAGGTCGCTCGATGGACGAGGGCGAATCGGAACAGTTCGACACGCTGCAGAGCGAAATCAAGCGCCTGGATGCCGACATCGGCCGCCTGTCGCTGCTGGCCCAGACGGATGCGGCCACGGCAACTCCCGTCACCGCACAAGCCAAGGCGGCTGCTCCTGCCGCTGGTGGTTCCATGCCCGTTCAGGTCAAGAACACCGAGAAGCTGGAACCGGGCATCGGTTTTGCTCGTGTAGCCCGTGTGAAGGCACTGGCCCACATCGAGCACATGGACCCCGCGCAGATCGCCAAGTCGATCTACCCGGACGACGAAGCGCTCGTCAAGTCGTTCAACAAGGCCGCGGTGCCCGCTGCCAACAGCGGCAACGCCACCTGGGCGGGCAACCTCATCCTCGAAGGTGGCGGCTACTTTGCCGACTTCGTGGAATACCTGCGCGCTCGTTCCGTAGTCGGCCAGATCAGCGACCGCCTGCGCCGTCTCCCCTTCGATACCCCGGTGATGATCCAGGGTTCGGCTGGCGCGGCCAAGTGGACCGCTGAAGGTGCTGCCAAGCCGCTCACGCAGTGGACCTACACGAAGACCAAGCTGGAACCCCTGAAGGTCGCAGCAATCGCTGCTGCGACCAAGGAACTCCTGAACCGGGCTTCGGTGGCTGCGGATGCGCTGATCCGTGACGAACTGGCCCGCTCGGTCAACGCCGCAATCGACGGCACCTTCGTGAGCGCATCGGCCGCCGTGGCCGGATCGACTCCGGCCGGCATTCGCAACGGCGTGACGCCGCTGACGCTGACCGGTGACGGCAGCGTCGAAGGCATCCGCTGTGACGCCGCTGCGATGCTCAAGGAACTGGTTGGCGACAACCTCAGCGTTGCTGGTGCGTTCTGGGTCATGCCGGAAACCGTCGCCATCGACCTGTCGTCGGCAGTCAATGCCATGGGCGCCCCTGCCTTCCCGGGCGTCACCCCCACGGGCGGTACGTTCATGGGGCTGCCGGTCTTCACGTCCCAGTACATCCCGACCGATTCGAGCGGTTCGGTGGTGATGCTGATCAAGGGCGACGAGATCTTCCTCGGTGACGAAGGCGGCGTGCAGGTGTCCATGTCCGACCAGGCTTCCCTGGTTATGGACGACGCCCCGACCATGAACAGCACCACGCCCACCGCGGCTCAAGTGGTGTCGATGTTCCAGACCAACAGCGTGGCGTTCCTGGTCGAGCGCTTCATCAACTTCGCCAAGCGCCGCCCGCAAGCGGTCGTCTGGGCGAACGCGAACTGGAACCCCTGCGCCTAATCAGCCGTCAGGTTCAAGGGGCTTCCGAAGGGAGGCCCCTTCTGCAAGACGAAAGGACTGACATGCAAAAAGTGACCTTCACCTACAAAAACGGGCGTGAACGGATGCTGTCTGCTCGGGATGCCGAACTGCTGCAGCGCCTGGGAAAGGGCACCTACCTGACCCGAGACATGGCGGCGGCTCGTCCTGTGGTCGTTGTGGCCCCCGTTGCCGAGAATAAGGACGTCGACCTGGATGCGCTGGATGGTGAAGCGCTGCACGCGCTCGCCCGTGAGCGAGGCGTCAAGGTGCATCACAAGGCCGGTGCGGATAAGGTTCGCGCCGCCCTGCGAGAGGATGCCGAGTGAAGATCCTAGGGTTCACCTTCGGGCGTCAGAAGGCGATGGAGACCGTTGGCGGAACATGGCGTAACGCCTGGCGGCTCATCAGTGAACCGTTCACTGGCGCGTGGCAGCGCAATATCGAGGAAAAGCAGGGTGACCTGATCACCTATCCCACCCTGTACGCGTGCATCTACCGCATCTCGTCGGACATCGGGAAGTTGCCCTTTTCTCTGCGCAGCCGCGACGCTAACGGCGTTTGGACCGAGGTATCCAATTCGGCATATGACCCGGTGCTTCGCAAGCCCAACGGGTTTCAGACGCCTGCCCAGTTCCGTGAGTACTGGATCATCACCAAGCTGACCCAAGGCAACGCCTACATTCTGAAGCGTCGTGACGGTCGAGGGGTGGTGACAGAACTGTACGTGCTGGATCCTGAGCGCGTGTTGCCGATGGTGTCGGATTCGGGCGCGGTGTTCTACCAGTTGCAGACCGACAAGCTGAACAGCCTGCCGGAAGGATACCCGGCTGAGAATCTAATTGTTCCCGCCAGCGAGATCATTCACGACCGCTGTATGACGGTTCACCACCCTCTGATAGGTGTCCCGCCTTTAGCCGCGGCCCACTGGCCAGCGCTGAAGAACATGAAGATCATGCGCTCAGCAACCGAATTCTTCGCAAACAATGCGCAGCCCGGGGGTCTTCTGACTGCACCGGCTGGCATGTCCGAAAACGACGCAAAGGCCGTGCAGGACTACTGGAACAAGGAATTTTCGGAAGGTAAGTCTGGCAAGGTGGCCATCATCGGTGCCGACATGAAGTTCACCCCATTCGCCATGAAGAGCATCGACTCCCAAATGATCGAGCAGATGCGCTACAGCGACGAACAGATTTGCCAGCCGTTCGGGATTCCGCCGTTCAAGGTCGGGATTGGGACGATCCCGTCTGGACTCGGCGTCGACGGCGTGAACCTCATGTACTACAGCGATGCGCTGCAGGCGCCCATTCAGCACATGGAAGACCTGCTGGACGATGGTCTGAAGGTTATCCGTCCGCTGGGAATTGAGTTAGATACGGAGCCGCTGTTGCGGATGGACGAAGCCAAGAAGGCTGAGATCAACACCAAGCTTGTCAGCGGGATGATCAAGACGCCTGACGAGGGCCGCCGCCCGTTCAATCTGGCACCGACTGCTGGCGGTGACACCCTGTGGGGTCAGAACCAGGACTATCCGCTGGGCATGCTTGCTGACCGTAAGGAGTGGGATCCTGCCATGCAACCCGGAGCCACGCCCGCTCCTGCTCCCGAGCCGGATCCTGATTTAGAAGAATTGCGCGCCTTTGCAGGTACCCACAAGGCTATCGCCGCAATGAAGAAAGCCCTGGAGCCTACCTATGTCGTTTGACCCTGAACTGTTCGGCCAAGCCATGGGCGACGCGATCATCAAGGCCGTGCAGCCGCTCAAGGACGAGATAGCGCGCTTGAAAGCCCAACTCGCCGAGTTGCCGCGACCCCTGGCCGGGAAAGACGGCGCCGATGGCCGTGACGGCAAGGATTGCGACATGGAGGCCGTCAAGAAGATGATTGACGAGGCAGTGAAGTCCATCCCGGTCGTGCATGGCAAGGATGGGGCTGATGGGAAGGACGGCGAGCCCGGTGCTAAGGGTGAAGACGGTCAGAAGGGTGAAGACGGTCAGAAGGGTGCAGACGGCCTTGGGATGGCCGGAGCGATGATCGATCGCGAAGGTGCATTGCTCGTCACGATGAGCAATGGAGAGGTCAAGAATCTGGGACCGGTGGTCGGCTCGAATGGGCGCGACGGCAGTGATGGTAAAGACGGCGTGGACGGTCTTGGCTTGGAGGCCTTCGAGCTGGAATACCTGGATGAAACTCACGAGGTGCGGATCAAGGCGTCCTGCGCGGGCCGTGTGAAAGAGGTTCGCTATCCTGCCGGAGGTATCCGGCCTGGTGGCTACTGGCGGGAAGGCACGAAGGCTAAGTCCGGTGAGGCTTGGGTCCATGAAGGTTCGCTGTGGATCGCCAAGAAGGACACGGCTGCCAAGCCTGAAACGGCTGGTGAAGACTGGGTAATCGCCGCTCGTAAGGGGCGGGATGGTGAGCGCGGCCCGAAAGGCAAGGACGCAACGCCTGAGGCCCCTATCAAGCTGAAGGATCAGGCATGAGCCTCGTTAGCATCGAGGAAGCTCGGATGCATCTGCGGGTTGACTCCACGGATGATGACCCGTGGTTCGCTACGTGGATTCCTGCGGTAGAGAACGCGGTCTTCACGTGGCTGAAGGACTCATGGCGCGCTTATGAGCCTTCTGGCGACGTCGACAGCGCTGGTAATCCAATCCCGGCCGAGGACTCCAACGGCGATCCGATCCCTAGCTATGCGGTGAAGGCCGCGGTTCTGGTGGAACTCGCCCAGCAGTATCGATATCGGGATGGCTCGGATGCGGGTGCAGTTCCGGCGCATTGGGGGCATGGCTATGTCCTGGGCGCTGGGGCCACCAGCCTCCTTTCGGGCCTGCGCAAGAGTACAGTTCGATGAGTCTGGAAGCTGGCCGCCTGCGTCATCGGGTTTCGATTGAGCGCGTTTCGTACGTGCAGGACGCGACGACCGGGGCAATGGTTGAGACTTGGGCAGAAATCGCCCAGGTGTGGGCTGCTGTCGAGCCGCTTTCCGCTCGGGAATTTGTGCAGTCGGCAGCGGGACAGTCTGAGGTTGCGGCGCGGATCACGATTCGCACCCGTGAGATCCAGGCCACGGATCGAATCATCCATCGTGGCACGGTTTACAACATCCGCGGCGTGCTTGCCGACAAGGATAGCGGGCTGGAATACATCACTCTGCCGGTTGGGACCGGCGTGAACGAGGGCTGATTTGGAGTTTGTGTTGCTGGCGCCCGGTCCGAGCATGAGCGGTGACCTGGCCGAATCCCTGCGCGGTGAGAGTGTTGGGGTGGTCAGCAATGTGTTTGAACTGGCTCCATGGGCGGATTTCCTGGCTGCGAATGACCGGGCGTGGTGGCGGGCCTACCCCGAGGCTATGAGCTTCGCTGGACGCAGGTTTTCCAGCAGTGAATTTCCAGGGGTTGAGCGATGCCGCCCGGGGAATACGCAGTGGGCGAGCGGCGTCCTGGCACTGCAGGTTGCGGTGAACTTGGGCGCTACCCGTATCCGGCTGTACGGATTCGACATGCACGGGTCGCATTACTTCGGTGAATACACGAACGGGCTGGTCAACACGAAGCCTCACCGGCGAGCGGTACACCTGCAGCAGTTCCAGGACTGGGCGCGGGCGAACCCGAGCGTCGGGGTTGTCAACTGTACGCCCGGGTCGGCGTTGGACTGCTTCCCAATGGAGGCGGTTTGATAGTACGGGGCATGAAGGGTCTGGGGGACAACATCTACCAGCGGGCCTTCGTGAAGCGATTGCAGGGGCCGGTGTACCTTGAAACGCCATGGCCAGAGTTGTACGAAGACCTGCCAGGTGTGAAGTTCGTGAGGGCCGAAACGGCACTACGGACGCAAGCCAAGAACATGGCGCTGCAACTGGCCTCGCGCTGGGAAGCGCCGCCCCGGGAATCAGTGGTGACGGTGCAGTACGGCACGGCTGGGATTGTGACCGGGATGCGTCGATGCTTCGGCGTGGCGCCTGGGTCGTTCGATCTGCCGGATTTCGGACCTTCGCCTATTTCGGGGCGGTACATCGTGGTCCGGCCTGCGACGGTGCGGGCAGAGTGGGTAGCGGAAGCGCGCAACCCCCTGACCATGTACGTCGCTGAGGCGGCAGAGTTGGCTAGGGCGGCTGGTTACCGGGTGATTTCGGTGGCTGACCTGGAGCCGGGCAAGGAGTGGGCTGTGGGGAGGCTCCCGCCAGCCGACGAGACGTACCATGCGGGGGAGTTCAACGTCCGGCAGTTATTGGCGCTGGTGCGGAATGCTGCAGCCGTGATTGGCGGCATTGGCTGGATCTTGCCGGCCGCCATAGCAATGAAGGTCCCCGCTTGGGTGATATGCGGTGGGCAGGGCGGCTTCAACGCCCCGGAATTGATTACAGACGAGAAATTCATGGACCTGAGCCGAATTCGGTTCGCGGTCCCGGATAACTTTTGCCGTTGCCGGCATAAACAGCACAACTGCGACAAGCGAATCAAGAACCATGCGAGTGACTTTGCCGACTGGCTACGAAGACTCCCTGATCTGGTGGCCTGAGCGGGGCATGGGGTTTCATCCCCGCCCGGCCATGGACTACACGACGAGCTACTGGGAGGAATTCCGCCAGCGTGACGCCTCGCCGATGGGTGAGCTGCTGACCGAAGCGCGTCTGGCGCTGGTTCGTCGGCACTATGCCGGCCAGGTCGTAGATATTGGGATCGGTGGTGGTCGGTTTGTCGAGTACGCCGCGGCACAGGGCTACGACGTCAATGCCGAGGCCAACGAATGGCTGCGGCAGCGCGAGGCGTTCTGCGATCCCTATTTGCGGCCGGTTGACGCGATCACGTGCTGGGACAGCTTGGAACACATCCCGGATCCTGCTGCGTTACTGGCTCAGGTCCGTGAATGGGCGTTCATCGCTATCCCCATCTTCGAAGAAGGCGATAGCGTGCCCGGTAGCCGCCATTACAAGCCGGGCGAACACATTTGGTATTTTTCGCATCGTGGTCTGGTGGACTGGATGAAGGCGCAGGGTTTCGCCTGCATGGAGCACAACGAAGCGGAGACCGAGCTTGGGCGTGAAGGTATCCGCAGCTATGCCTTCATGAGGGTCGAATGAAGGTCGAGGTCAAGCTCTCGGGTGCTGATAGCGTGCTGGGTCTGCTGAAGAGCCTTCCCCCCGAAGTTGTGTCGAAGCGTGGAGGCCCGGTGAAGTTGGCGCTAGCTAAGGGCGCACGGCTGATCCGTGACGCCGCGCGCCAGAATCTGCGAGCGGCCATTGCGGAGAACGGTGACGAATCAACAGGTCTCTTGCTTCAGAACGTGATCTCTAGTCGCGGGAAGCCGCCGGCCGAGGGAAAGGGGGAACGCTACTTGGTGCGGGTTCGCCGCAAAGCGTACCCGGGGCGAAAGCCGGAGTCGAGGGGAGGGATTCCGACTGTCCGAAAGTCGGCGCAGTTGATGGAGTACGGATCTGAGCATCAACCGGCGCGGCCTTGGCTGCGCCCGGCGGTTATTCAGCACGGCGGGCGCGCAATCAGCGTCATCACTGAAGACCTGAAAAAGCGAATCGACAAGACAGTCGCTGATCTGGCCAAGAAGGGTGCGAGGTAACCATGCTGCCGAAGGTATTCCCCGTCCTCAGGACGCCGGCAGTCCTCGCGATTGTGGGCGGCACACCGATTCGAATTTTTCGGCATGGCGCAGCACCGCAGGACACTGCCAAGCCGTATGTAACGTGGTTCGAAATAAGCGGCCAGCCTTACGACCAGATCAGCGGCCTTCCGTGCGGAGACTTCGACAGCGTCCAGATCGACTGCTGGTCAATGGACGATATCCAGGTTGAGACCCTGGCCGCAGCCGTGCGCGATGCGATCGACGCAGCCGGATTCTCGAATCGTCTTGTCATCAACCATCGCGATCCCGATACCAAGCTGTACCGCATTGGCCTGCAGGCCGATTTCATCAACTCCAGCCGATAAATCCCTACCTAATTTCACACAGCCCGCCTTGAGCGGGCTTTTTGTTTTGGAGCCAGCAATGAGCAATGGAAGCGTTAAGAGCCAAGGCACCGCCCTCTACCTGCGTATGGTGGACTCTGGCGGCGCGACCCTCGTCTTGATGGAATGCCCCACCGGCATCAGCGGTTTGGGCGGTCCCGCCGACCAGATCGATGACACCTGCCTGAGCGAGACCGTGGACCGTAGTTTTGTCCGCGGGCTTGGCAACCCCGGCCAGGTTTCGGTGCCGTTCATCCTGAAGCCGATGGCTGTCAGCCATCAGGAGCTGTTCGCCCTGAAGGACGAAGGCGAAACGCTGGAATGGATCGCCTGCCTGTCGGACGGTACCGCTGCGCCGACGTTGAATTCCGCTGACAACATCCAGGCGCCTGCGGATCGCACGTCGTTCATGTTCTACGCCTACATCGCAGACGTGAACATCGATATCGCTTCCAACGACGTAGTGAAGGGCACCCTGACGCTGCAGCGTTCGGGCCGAGTCATTCCGACCTGGAAGGCTTGAGCATGCTCGATTCTTCTTTCTTCATATCTGGTGGTGTCCAGCCCCGAGACGTCGAGCTGTCCGATGGGAAGAAGCACCGGCTTTACTTCAAAGAGTATTCCGGTGCGGCCTTCACCCAGTATGCCCTTGCGATTCGGTCCAAGGACCTGAAGGAAAAGGCAGTCGGGATGGCGATCCTGATTTCCGCCAGTCTCTGCGAGGCAGACGGCTCCCAGGCGATCACCTTCGAGCGCGCCTGCGAACTCAAGCCGGAAGTCATGCAGGCCATCTTCGCCAAGGTTATGGAGGTCAACGGCGTCAAGAAAGAGGGTGAAGGGGAAAAAAACGCATAGAGGCCGGAAGTGACGAGTGGCTGTGGTTCACGCTCGCGTTAAGCCTGGGGGGGCGGACAGTGGCCGAGCTTCAGGACAGCATGTCACAGCGTGAGTTTGAACGGTGGCGCGACTTCTATGGTCGCTTCCCATTCGATCCCATGCACCTTCACTACCGGCCGGCGGCGTTGATTGCCCAAGCCGTGTCGCCTACCGGCGATATCAACGACAAGACCGAATGGCTCGGCCGACCTCTGGCCACTGATTCTACAGATGCGGACCTCAGAACGATGAAGGCTTTAGGCTTTGGGCCGGGAGATAGGTAATGGCAACGGCAGGAAGTATTGTCGTCGACCTCCTGATGAAGACAGGATCGTTCGAGACGGATGCGCAGCGCGCGTCCCGGGCGGCCCAGAAGAACTTCAAAGAGATTGAGCGCCAAGCGCAATCCGCGGCGGACGGCATAAATAGGGCTTTTGCCGGCCTGCTATCCGGCGCCCTGTTTGGAATCGGTGTTGGTTCGGTCTTCAGTAAGTTCATTCAGGAGACGAAGAACGCGCAGAACGAGCAGGCGCAATTGGCGGCAGTCCTGAAGTCGACTGGGCAGGCAGCCGGGTATTCGCTTGACCAACTGAACAAGATGGCGACGGGATTCTCCAACGCCAGCGTGTTCAGCGAGGGAGACATCAATCAGGCTCAGACTCGGCTGCTTTCCTACACAGGGGTGGTTGGCGAAGAGTTTCCGCGAGCTATGCAGGCCGTCATCGACATGTCGGCTCGCCTTGGGACGTCGGTCGAGCAATCGGCCGAGACGATTGGCAAGGCGTTGGATATCCCGAGCCAGGGATTAACGGCACTTTCCAAGCAGGGTTTCCGCTTCACCGAGGATCAGAAGAAGCTGGTTGAACAGCTAGAGAAGGCCGGCAAGACGGCCGAGGCCCAGGGAATCATCCTTAACGCGCTCGAGTCTGCCTACGGCGGCGCTGCAGAGGCGGCCCGGGCCACCCTCGGCGGCGCGCTCCAGGCTTTGCAGAACCAGATTGATGACCTAATGACCGGTGACGACGGAAGCGTCAGCGGTTTGACGGCCAGCATCAATGACCTGACAGATGTACTGGGCTCGCCCGAGGCAAAGCAGGCATTTGCTGACTTTGTCGGCTGGCTGGCGGAAATCTCCCGTTCGCTCGTCACGATGGCGGGCGATTTCGCCGAGGGGATGCGTGCCGCCGGAAGCTTTACTGACGCGCTGACTACCTATGGCTTGATGAATCCGTTCAACAGCCATGCGGAGAACGCTGCCAAGTACCGCAAGGAACTGGAAGAGCTCGATGCGTTTGAGAAGCGCGTCCTTGCCGGAGATGAGCAGAATCAAGGCGTGGACATTGCGGCTCGCCGCCGTCAATTGCAGAACCGGATTGAGTTCTCGGACAGGAAGGCCAACGCCCAGGAGCGGGATGTATTCGCGGCCTACATGGGAACTGGCGAGACTGGGGCAGACGCACCAACGCTTGCGCCAATTCGGGTGCAAGGATCCGGTGGTGGCTCCAGCAGGGAAACTAAGGAACGGGTAGATCAAGGCCAGAAGCTGATCGACCAGATGAACCAGCGCATTGCGTTGATCGGCAAGGAGACTGAGTACGAAAAGCTCCTGGCCCAGATCAGCCTAGGAACTGTGACGTTCCGGACTGAGCGACAACGTGACGAGGCTCTGGCGTCCGCCCAGGTGCTCGACCTTATCAAAGAGCAGACGCAGGCATACGAGGACTCCAAAAAGCAGGCCGAAGAGTTCGCCAAGCTTATGGACAGTCTGTATCCGGAAAAGGCGAAGACCGACCAGTACATAGGCCAACTCACGCTGCTATCTGATGCCCTCGAGCAGGGATGGCTAAATGCCACCCAATTCGCGGATGCGGTTGATCGCCTGAACCAGGATTTCGAGAAAGACACTGGGGAAATGGGCGAGTTTGCCAAAGAGGCGGCTCGAGGGATTCAGAACTCGCTCGGCGATGGGCTGTACGAGATTATGCAGGGTAACTTCAAGAACATTGGGACCGCATTTCTCCAGATGCTGCAGAAGATGGCCGCTGATGCATTAGCTGCGCAGATCGCCAAAAAGCTGTTCGGAGACTATGACTCTGGCGGCGGCATCGGCGGAATCTTCGGCGCTTTGTTCAAAGGTGTTTCCGCAGGGTTTGGCGGGGGAATTGGATCGGCAACAGCGACCGACGTGAGCGGAGCCGGGGACGGGCTGATGTTTCTCGCTGACGGCGGCTACACAGGACCTGGCGGAAAATATGACCTAGCAGGGGTCGTGCACCGGGGGGAATACGTTATCAATGCTGACGCCACCAAGAGGCTTGGGAAGGGATTCTTGGATCGCCTGAATGGATATGCAGAGGGCGGGTATGTTGGCACAGATCGAGGGCCGGCCGGATTGGGACAAGGTGGCATGAACCTGACTATCGAGACCAGAGGCGTGGATATGGAGGTCGTTGAAGCGCGCCAGAACGAGATGTACATGATTGCACGTCAAGTCGTGGCTACCGATACGCCAGCTGTAATGCAGCGAGAAATTGCTAACCCTAGCAGCCGGTCGTCTCGCCAATTAGCACGTAGCACCACTGCTGAGCGGCGTAGGTAGCCATGGATCTTCTACCGATCTGCCCGACACAGGCCGGCTACGCCGCTGACTTTCGAGATGGAGTGATCCAAGTCTCGCTAGATGGCGGCTCTCCAAGGTCTCGCGCTGGGGTTTCTGGCAATGCCTACCTCGTAAACGTTCAGTGGGTTGTGCGCGAGGATGATTACTCGCTCCTGCAAGGATTTTTCCGCCGGCAGAAGCGATCGGGCTATTCGGGGTTTCATGCCGATCTGATCCTAGACAGCTTCGAAGCTGAACGATACGTTGCGACGTTTCAGGCGGGGTCTTTCAGATTGACCGGCAAGACTGGCCAGGTCTTCACGGTAGGCTCCTCACTTTGGGTGCTCCCATTGGCCAAGTACGAGGACCCCGAGACGGATCCGTACGAGTACATCCTTGAGCTGTTGCCGTACTACGGAAGCGTGGACAACATCCGCAAGATGATGAACCTTCTGGAACAGTTGGTAAACGTGGACTGGCCAAATGCCTAATGTTGACGCCGCGTACATAGATTTCTTCTTTGGCGCCTCGCCGAGCACCGCTGAGATTCAGACGCTAGAGATATCGCAACCTAGCTTCTCCCAAGTGTGGCGCTTGCAGTCCCACTATCGTGAAGGTTTGGCTGTAAGTTTGGAGACAGGGCAAGAGGCGTTTTTCCAGTATGTCCCCATGCGTCTCAAGTCGCTGGAAGAGAAGGCTGACCTAGATTTTGGGCTGACGGTAATTCTTGGTGACCTAGGAGAGATTCTGCCCGAAGAGATCCAACGTGCTCGCGCGGCCGGAACCCTGAGAACAGATCCGCCTTTGGTGAAGTACAGAGCTTATCGAAGCGACGATTTGACATCACCAATGTTTGGCCCCGTTTCTTTGCAAGCGCGTCAAATCGCTCGAAGTGAGGACGGGGCAAAATTCAATGCCACCGCCCCTCAGGCTAACGTGAACAAGACGGGAATCTTGTATCGGTCGGATGTGTATCCAATGTTGCAGGGGTTCCTGTGAGCATCGATGTCCTACTGGATCGCGACTACGACCGCCAGGCATACAACTGCCTGCATTTCGCTGGCGACTGTTGGATGCATCTGACTGGGGATGATCGCCTCTCCAGAGTCCACGAATCTCAGTTTGTGGCACAGGGACTAGTCGGCATGTTCCGCGGCATGACAAGGAGCAAGGAGGCGACTGTGCAGCCTTCTATTGCACTGATGGAAACCTTGGAAGGGCGACTTCACATCGGAGTTTGCTGGAGGCGTCGACTGCTACATATCAATGAGGCTGGGTGTCAGTTTCTTGCGGTAGAGGCGCTTGAATCCCTGTACAAAAACATGAGGTTCTATTCGTGATTGTCGTTCATCTCTTTCGAGCGCCAGACCAAGAGAAAAAGACGTACTACGTCAATGATTTGCTGTCATTCCTGATTTCGGAGCTGGGTCCCAAGTTTCCGCCTGGAAGCCGGATTACCGACATGGCGACCGGGACCAATGTCACACCTAAATCTCAAGAGGATGTACTTGCGCTTCGGGCTCTTCCAGGCCCGTTTGTGGTCGAAGTCAGTCCGGGTGAGGTCGGATTTTGGACCGCGCTGGCAGTGGCGCTTGCGACGTCGACCGCGTCGATGATTCTGACATCGATATTCGCCAAAGAACCGCCGAATGCGACAGCTCGGAATGTGCAGCAAGAATCACCGAACAATGGCCTCTCCGAGCGCGTCAATAGCGTCCGAGTGAATGGAAGGGTGCCCGACATATACGGGCAAGTTCGCTCGACGCCGGATCTACTTTCGCCTCCGTACAAAATATTTGAGAACCATGTGGAGAAAGAGGTAGCGTTCATGTGCATCGGACGCGGCGCTTATGACGTTCATGATGTCCGCGACGACACGACGATGGTGTCTGAGATAGCCGGGGCATCCGTCGAAGTGTACGCCCCGTTTACCTCGCCCAACAGCGGAGATGCACCGCAACTACGCATTGGGAACGTCATAGGCTTGCCTGTCATCACGGCGAAGCGTGTCAATAGCGTGAACGGGCAGGTGCTGCAACCCCAAGACTTTGGGAGCGTAGTTCGGCGAGGAATGATCTTCAAGTCGCCGAATCAGGTTATCTCCCAAGATCCTGACATTGACTTTGCCGATCTGTTCATCCCAGGTGATAACGTTCAGATCCAGAATGCCGTTCAAACGCAGGGTACATACTCTTTCACTCCCGCCGGGGGCGCAACATTTCGTTCGGAGAATTCCGCGGCGCCAGCGTGGGGGGAGATCGACTTTTCTGGGGACCACACAGCCAATTGGTCGGCTGGTCAAATTGTCACTGTATCCAATGGGTATGTGACTTGGACCGATCACACTGGCGGTGACGCTGATGAGCCCTACACAGCAAGTAGCAACGTTACCGCGATCTATGGCATTGTCAGCGTTAGCTACGTCCCCGTTCCTGGCGTCACTCGCCTGCGCTTAGATGTCTCGCTGAATTCATCCGCGTGGGGCGCGTTCAAGGTTGCTCCGAATCCTGTGACGGGTAGCCCGACACTGACTCGGCCGTCAGATACGGTTCAATTCGATCTGTCTGGGCAGTATGTGGTGACAACGGTCACTTCCAGTTTGTTGACCCTGAACAATCCAGCCCTGGTCAACCCAGACTGGACTGTGATGGAGACAAGCTTTGGGGGGGAATCGTCGGTCTTGACGCCAACACTGACCACGACAGGGGAACGATGGTCCGGCTGGTTCGCTGTTGAAGCCATCCAGCCAATCACCAGGATCATCGCTAACGTTGTCGCGCTAAACGGTCTGTACAAGGATAACGGACGCCAGCAATACCGGCGTGATGTTGTCTATCGTGTCGAAGGTCAGCGCCTTGACGAGAGCGGCGATCCCACGGGACCAGTATTGAACTTTGAGCGCACGATCGTTGGTTCCGCTGTGTCGCGCTCGACTCGCGCAGATACGCTTGACGTCGGCCTAGCCGGAGATTTGAGCACGCGATGGCGCTTCCGTGCACGTCGAATCACAGACTCGGATACAGATTTCGAAGGATCTGTGGTCGACGAGATCAAGTGGCGTGATTTGTATGCATGCAGCTCCGTTGCTCAGGAAGATTTCGGTGACGTTACGACGGTGCAGGCGGTAATGTTCGCCACTGACGGCGCCCTGGCGATCAAAGAAAGGAAGCTCAATGCCCTTGTGACGCGGAGGCTGCCTCGACGAATCCAAGGATCAACATTTACAACAGGTCTTTTCGCCACGCGGAGCGTCGCCGATATTCTTTCGGCTGTTTGTCTAGACCCGCAAATAGGTAATCGCCCAAAGGAAGAGATTGATTTTGACAATTTCTACCAGGTAGAGGCAGACATAGTTTCCTACTTCGGCGTAGATGTTGCGCAGTTCAACTACACCATAGATAGCGATAACTTGTCGTTTGAAGAGACTGTTTCTATGATCGCCGAGGCCGTATTTTGCCGAGCATACCGGCGCGGTAGCGTGATCCGACTTTTCTTCGAACGCGAGAATGAGAACTCGGCGATTCTCTTCAACCATCGAAACAAGTTGCCTGGCTCTGAACAACGCACTGAGGGGAGCCCAGTCGAGAACGATGGGATTGAGTACCAATGGATCAACCCGGCGAACGATGCCGCTGAGACCATCTATCTCCCCGTGGACAGATCGGCTGTGAACCCGAAAAGGGTTGAGTCGGTTGGAGTCCGGATTGAAGCGCAGGCAAAGATCCACGCATACCGGGAATGGAACAAACTTCAGTACCAGGACGTCCTGACCGAGTTTGATGCGCTTCCAGAGGCCAACCTTCTGACGATTAGTGAACGAATTTTGTGTGCGGACAACACCAGGGCTGGTAGCCAAGACGGAGAGATAGTCTCTGTCGACACCAGCAATCCGTTGTTGGTCGGGTTGTCGCAGCCGTTCGATTGGGGCGACCCCGGTCCATTCCGGATCTTTCTACAGAACACCGACGGTCAGGTTGAATCTATCGCGGTGCAGAGCGGCGGGGGCGCCAGACTTGCTCTGTTGGCGCATGCGCCACGGACCCCAATTGTCCTTCGAGGTGTCGGATACAACCCCACGGCCTACATTCTTGGTAAAGGCGATAGCCCGCGGCAAGCCCAGCCGTTTCTCATAACGGAGAAAGGTGTGCCGAATGATGATGGAACGATTCCATTGACAGCCATTAACTATGACGCGCGGTACTACCAGAACGATCTGGATTTCGCGTAACAGAACTTCTATGCAACTAAACCCCGCTTCGGCGGGGTTTTTTTATGGGCGCTCCCATGGCAATCGAACCTATCTCGCTGCAGCAACTTCGTAACGCGTCTGAGGATGCGCACGATCTTGAGCGATATATCAATGATGACATTCCGTCGTTGATTCAGACTCGTATCGGCGGAGAAAAGCCCAACTGGGCCAAGGTTATCAGTGACATTCAAGCGGAGTTTCAGCAGTTTCTTCTGGACTCCGGGTATGTTCTTCTTGGTGACTACGCGGCCGGTTTGACCATCACCGCACTCAACCAGATTTTCTCCAAAGATGGAGAGCTCTACCGGGCAAGCGCTGGTCTTGCGCTTCCCTACACGACAACTGGTGTTTGGGCTGATGAGGCGGACAAGTTTGTTAGCGTCGGGGATGCGGTCCTGCGGCAGGACATCGCTAACTCGGTCGACACCGACCTTGGGGCTGCCCTCATCGGGGGCGCAAACCGCGTTGTTGATACTGTCGCCGACGTTCGAAAGCAGCGCGGCACGAAGAACCCGTATGTTGTTGCGGCCGGCTACTATGCCCGCCGGGACAAGGGGCCAGCCTTCTATGTCTACGATCCTGACGACAGCACGAGCGCGGACAATGGTGGGACGGTCCTTGTTAGCGAGTTCGGACACCGCTACAAGTTGAACCATCCCGGCGGCGTGAGCATCGATGACTTTGGCGCGAAGGGCGACGGCGTAACGGACGATTCGACTCGCATTCAAGTCGCGTTCGACTGGGCAAGCACGACCGGTATCCCGCTCGTGGCCAGCGCTAAGACTTACGGCCTAAAGCTGTCGCAGCGCATCGCTATTGAAGGCAATCCGAACGCGTACACCGCGCTTGTCGTCAAGACCCGCTTGCGCCTGACGGGCGCCGGCATGGGCAAGACGATCTTCAAGCTGCTCGATAACGAGAGCACCACGGCGTCCCCGAAATGGTTCAACGTGATGACGGGGAACACGGTCATCGAGTACTTGCAGCTGAGCAATTACACGGTGGACGTGAACGGGCAGAACAACAAGATCGATTCGCCGGCTGCGCCGCTGCCTGGATTCCAATGCGCGGGCCTGATGATCACAGGAAGTGTGGCGAGCGTTGGTGTTGACGCGCGGCTCAACAACTCGGTCATTGATCAGGTCGAGGTGAAGAACAACCCGGGTGTGACCAATATCGGTATCGGTAACCGCTATGGCCATCCTGGCATCACCGGGTTCAACGTCACCATCTCCCGCTGCCGCTTCTACAACAGCGGCATCGATAGCCAAGACCATTCCAGTGTGTTTGCCTATGGCGACAATACCCTGGTCATCGGCTGCACGTTCGACCATCCGGTGGCGAGCACTGGCGTGCGTGGGCCCATCGTGGCTGTGGAACTCCACGGCTCCAATAACAAGATGATCGGCTGCACCGTGCGCAACTACCTGCAGATGGCATGGATCGGAGCAGGGGACGAAGGTACGCGGCATGGAATCGTCATTGCAGACAACACCGCCGAGGTCGGCTGGTGGGGGATCGGCACATGGTCGGACCCTGTGCTGCACGACAACGTCACGGACATATCGATCCACGACAACGTCATCCACGTCACCGGGGCAACCATTGCACATCCGCACCTGACCGGGGCGAAGCACGGGCTATACCTCGCGTGCGGCTATGGCAGCAACTTCCTGCGGGCAAACATCAGCGGGAACATTTTCTATTGCACGGATCGGACCAACAACATCGGCGCCTATGTCGGTGCGGATACCGGCTCTTTCATGCAGGGGCTGCTGCTGGCCGGCAATCATTTCAGCGGCTTCAGTCGTGGCGTGCTGGTTGGAGCGGGCGCGGGGACGATAGGGACGATCGCGATAAAGGGGAACGTTGTTGAGAATTGCGCGGCAACAACCGCGACGCCCACGGCCGATACGCGAGGTATTGAATTCCGCAATGGGACTGCGCTTTCGCTTCATTTGGCAGGCAACTACGTCTCATCTGGGGATGTCGGCATCGCTCCGGCAATTGGTATAGACCTAGCCGCTACTGCTGGTGCTGGTCGGCTCTACATGGATGACAACGACACTGGGGATTGCCAGGTCGGCATCCAGGATCTGATGACAGTATCCGGCCGGCGCAGTGGTCGCCAAGCAACGACCTTCAACGCGCTTCCCACTCAGTCCACCTGGAAGGCTGGGGATATTGCCTATTTGGCAGTTCCTACGGAGGCCGGCGTGGCAGGAAGCAAGGTTATGACGAACGGCTGGCGGCGTGTGACGAACGGAACCGGGAACGTTGCCAATACCGATTGGTTGGAAATGCGGACGCTGACGGGGAACTGATATGCGCGACATTAAACCTGTCGGGGCTGATCAGTATCTCTCCGAGGCTTTCATCAAAAGCCTGCATGCCAAAGTCGAAGAAATGAGAGGCGACCTGTCTGAGTGCACCCAGGCAACCAAGCGCAATACGGCGGCGATTGAGCAGGTGCAGGCCAATACCCAGGACATTGTGGATACTTTTCAAGCCCTAGCGGGCGGGTTCAAGGTACTGCAGGGTCTTGGGCGCCTCGCAAAACCCCTTGTGTACATTGTCGGGTTGGCGACGGCGATTATCACGGCGTACTCCACTTGGAAGGGGGTGAAATGATCCCGGCCGAGCTGAAACGCAAGATCCTCGTCGCGGCCGCTGGTGGCGCGGTGGCTGTTGCTGGCGTGTTGGTTACGCACTTCGAGCCTGGGAAGGTTCGCGGCAAGCCGTACATCGATCCGGTGGGTGTGCTTACCGTCTGCGACGGCCACACCGGCCCTGATATTGACCCGCAACGGGTTTACACCAATGCCGAGTGCGATGCCTGGCGCGACGCGGACCTAGCAACGGCTGACCGCGCGGTGCGTCGACTTATCACCGTGCCGCTCAATGAATGGCAGCGCGCCGCGCTCATCGACTTCACCTATAACCTGGGCGCTGGCAATCTGGAGCAGTCCACCATGCGCCGCAAGTTCAACGCAGGGGACTATGCCGGCGGCTGCGCTGAGCTGGACCGCTGGGTAAAGGGTAGGGTGGGCGGCAAGCTGATGACGCTGCCCGGCCTGGTGACGCGCAGGGAGGTGGACAAGTGGGTCTGCCTTCAATCCTGATCGGCTGGAAGGGCTATGCGGCGGCCGCCGCCTTTGGCGCGCTCCTGATCGCGGCCGGGGTTATGGCCTGGGAGGCTCATGGAGCAGCCCAGTATTCCGCCGGTCGTGCTATGGAGCGGTTGGATGCTGCAGCCAATGCCCGCCAGATCGACGCGCAATACAGACGGCGGGAACAGGATATGGCGGCAAGATACGCGAGTCGCCTGGAGGAAGCCAATGAAGCAACACGGATATCGAACTCTGAGCGCGATCTTGCTGTTTACACTGCTGACGGCTTGCGCGGTGCCATCGCAGCCCAGCGTGCCCGAGCCTCCCAAGCAGCCGCCCGCGCCGGCCTCTCTCAGCAAGCCGCTACCAGAGCCTGGGATGTTCTCAAAACGTGCACGGATGAATATGCAGCGCTGGCAAGAGATGCTGACGCAGCCATCGACGGACTAAGAATTCCGGCCGCGTGGGCTAAAGCTGTTGCCGAAAATCCTGAGCATGATTGATCGCCGCGTCTTCAGGACATCGTTTCTCGAAAGGAAAATTCGAGCCTTTACCTGAAACTGGTATGATTCACGGCGCCGAAGCATGGCTGCCCAATAAAACAAACCAGAAAAAATCATGACCACCTCAGGTGAAACGCCCCCGCAGGCGAAAAAAACGCATCTTAGCCACCCAAAGTACCGCCCAGACATTGATGGACTTCGCGCCATTGCTGTCCTGTCAGTGGTTGCGTTTCATGCGTTCCCTGCATCTATTCAGGGTGGATTTGTCGGCGTCGATATATTCTTTGTCATTTCAGGCTTTTTGATTTCGAGCATTATTTTCGGGAGCCTGGAAAAAAATAGCTTCAGTTTCAAAGAATTTTATATCCGGCGCGTAAATCGCATATTCCCGGCGCTTACTCTGGTATTGGTGGCGACATGGGTATTTGGATGGTTCAGCTTGTATGCCGATGAGTATATGCAGGTTGGGAAGCATGTCGCTGGTGGAGCGGCATTTTTATCTAATTTTGTCTTGTTGGGCGAAGTCGGGTATTTTGATAATAGCGCTGAAACGAAGCCTCTGCTGCACTTGTGGTCGCTTGGAATTGAGGAGCAATTTTATCTGGCTTGGCCACTGATGGTGTGGGCTGCTTGGAAACTCAGGATTAACGGATTAATTCTAATTCTCTTGGTTGGTGGGGTCTCGTTTGCTCTAAACATTTCCGACATCCAAGTCGATCCTGTGGCAACATTTTACTCGCCACAAACGCGCTTCTGGGAGCTGCTTGTGGGCTCCCTGCTCGCCTACCTTGTCATGTTCAAGCCCAGCGTCTTTCGTGGTTTGAGAGAATCTAACGCCTCGGTTGCCTGTAACTTTGTTTCTATTGCCGGGATGATTCTTATCATCGGCGCGTTTGCACTCACCACGAAAAATGATCAATTTCCCGGCTGGTGGGCAGTGCTGCCAACAGTTGGTACAGCACTAGTTATTGCGGCAGGTCCTGGAGCGTGGCTCAATAAAAAACTCTTGTCCACACGCGCATTGGTTTGGATTGGCCTTATTAGCTTTCCGCTTTATCTGTGGCATTGGCCGACACTTACATTTGCCAGAATTATCAACAGCGGAGTCCCGACTATCGAGGTTCGCACGGCGGCGATCGCTGTTTCTATTGGGCTGGCTTGGTTGACGTATCGGGCGCTAGAAATTCCGCTTAGGAACACACTTTCGACTGCCCGCGCACCGGCGCTGCTTGTTAGCATGGTTGTCGTCGGAGCTACAGGTTATATGACCTATAGCCATGAGGGGATTTCCAACAGGGCAGTTGTGACGGATGCACTTGCAGTAAACGACCAATTCGTAGCAACAACGGGATGGAAGTACGCAAGAAACGAAACCTGTCTCAATCGCTACAAGTTTGAGGATGCTAGTACGCTCCCATGGTGGTTCTGCTCGACCAATAGGGACGCACCGCCATCTATCGTTATCCTCGGGAACTCGTACGCCAACCACCTATATCCCGGCATCATTCATGCAGTGCCTGATGCTGTGACGCTGTCTATAGGAACATGCGACCCAGGCGATTCCATCAACTCTGAGGTTCTGGGGAATCCTTGCTCTCTCGATAGACCAAAACGGCAGAATGAATTTATTGATGATGTCATCAAGAAATCAAATTCTGTTAAGACCGTGATCATTAGCGGTTTGTCTTGGGTTAGGGACGATGACTATATCAATGCTTTTATATCCAGAATTTCGTCTATGGACAAAATGGGTATAAAAGTGGTGGTCTTCGTTCCTCACCTCATGCTTGGATACAACCCAAGGGCATGTTTTGCTAGACCATTTAAGACGCCAGATCAAAGCTGCGAGGTCTCGGCAGAAGAAAGGCAACGTTTACTGGGTAGCTTTGCTCGGTTTAAGACGCTCGTTTCCGAAAAGGTAGGCAGCGTAATGTTTTTTGACCAAAACGACACATTCTGTTCTGACGGATCATGCTCTCTTGTTATTGACGACCTTCCTGCATTTCGAGATGAGTATTTTCATTACTCGGAGTACGCGAGTGATCAGGTGGGGAAGAGATTTGTCGACTGGGCAGAAAAAAATGGCGTCAAATTGATGTAGATTTTGAATCGCCGCTGTTGCGCTGGGACAGCGGGATAAAGTAGGACATAGCTATGCTGTTTAGGCATCCAGTATATGACCTACTTTCGGAACGGGAAAAACAAAAGGCCCGCAACAGCGGGCGGGCCTTGGGCTTTGCACGGAACTCGTGAAACTAGAAGCCTCTCATACGGTTTTTCTATCGCCGTACCATGGCGGTTCCAACCAGCACGACTACTTGCAGCCCATCTGAGTCGCGAATAACTCGGACGATTGTTTACATTGCTCTGCGAGCTGCACCTTATCGACAACAGCAGCCCACTCTGTCTTGGTGGCTTCGAGCTGTTGCCTAATGCTGGCCACTGTTGGGTTGGAAGAACCCACTTTGGTTATGCACTCATCGAGCTTGCTGAGGTAAGCCTGGCACTCGGAAGGCAGTTTTGCGGTCTTTTCATCGGCCTTTATGCAGCCGGTTAGCGCGATGGTCAGCGCAATGACAGCCACGGCCTTGCATTGCATAGTCGTCATTTTTTCAATCCTTACCTGCTGTAGCCGGCATGCTTTGTACCATTTTTGTACTCTGTAATACGGTATTCGGGCAGCATTGTAGCCCGCGTGCGCCAAAGTGGTGCGCTTGGGCGTTCTATCGCTTCAGAGGGAAAACTGCTGTGGCAACGTAGGTACGCTGCGCGGCTAACTTGATCTCGTCATCTGCGCCAGGCTCCCTTAGCCAGCTAGAGCAGCCGTCATCCGGGAACGATGGGGAAATGGGAAACCGAGGTTCCCTACGGCAATAGGGGCGCCTCCCTTCATCGGATGTCTCGCCGTGAAAGTGCGCGCAGGTCCAGCAGCCGCCGGGGTTGCGTGAAGGGTCTTTGAAGTAGGACATGGCTGTATGAATATACAGCTTTAGAGCGGTGACAAACAAACAGCGCCATAGGGAGAGGCGAGGACAAAAGCCCTGCCCATGTCACCACAACTCGTCGGAAAGCCGCATCAATACTGGATTTAGGCTCGGATTGTGATTCCGGTTGTCGTGGGTTCGAGCCCCATCAGCCACCCCAAGAATTCAATGAAGATAAGGCACTTACGCGAAAGCGGGGTGCCTTTTTTCATTGGGCGATCCTGATTCGCAGCCCGTTGCATCTTTTGCGTGCGGTCGCGGAGTTTGTGTGTGTGCAGCTAGGTCGCAGGCTTCTGCCGCTGGCCCATCCAAATCCGCAGAGGAGGGGGGCTCTCGTCTTTCCTGCATGCCTGCAGACGAACGACGCCTTCCTGCTCCGTTGGGCAGGGGATAGGTTGATAGTCCCGCCGCGCTATATAAAATCGGATTCGAAATCAGATCAGGCGTTTATTTGGACGTCTGGGGTTGTCAGCCACAAGGAGCGGGGGATGACAAAGCGAGCTTGGGCTACAGGATGGGTTTTCTTGATTTGCGGCGTAGCTTTCCAACCTGCGTTTGCAGAGCAGGGATGCCCTGACGGATTCACCCCGAATGCTGCAGGAACGCCAGGACAGCAGTGCATCCCGATTGGAGGTCAACCCCGGCCAGGATCGGCCGGGCCTGCCGACCGTTTGGAGACTCGTTGGGGAGCCATTGCGACGGACAAGGAGAGTGGCAAGGTAGGCATCTTTGGCGACATGACGACCAGGAGAAAGGCCGAGACGGGCGCCATCGCTCAATGCCAGCGCAAGGGCGGCGCTGACTGCAAATTGCAGCTCACCTATTACAACCAGTGCGGCGTTCTTGCATGGGGTAATGGCAAGATGAGCACGGCCAGCGCGCCTACGCTTGAAGAGGCTTCGGAGCTGGCCTTGAACGAATGCGAACGGGTTGGCAAGGACTGCGAAATTTTCTTCTCTGACTGTAGCTATGCCAAGAAGGTTCGATAGGGCAATTTGCTGATGCAAATGCTGCGCGAAATTACCTACCCCTGATACTCGAGGTGAATAATCGGATACTGCCGACCTTGGTCGTCAACAGGCGAGCGCCCAATTCGCTTGAAACCCATCTTTTCATAGAAGCCGACTGCCTGGGCATTTTGCTCATTGACGTCAGTCGTCATTTTGGGATGCAGTGCGAGGCCATGGCGCACCAGTCCGGCACCGACTCCTGTGCCGCGAACGGCAGGATCAACGAACAGCGCCTGCATATGGCCGTTGTCGATGAGCATGAAGGCTACAGGGTGGTCATTGCCGTCCACCGCAAGCCAAAGCGGCACCTGGGGCAGGAAGCCGCACACCATTTCGTCGATGGCCAGGCGGTCTTGTTGCGATAGGAAGTCATGAGTGGCGTCGACTGCGGCTCGCCAGATTTCAACTGCGCGCTCACCTTCGCCGGGGCGGGAAGTTCTAATTTTATTCATTCACACATTATATAAACTGAAAATCGGCCTCGGCTGCCAGTACTGCCGGGCGATTTCATGCCCGTCCGCTATTTCAATAGCAAGGCGTTGTCCGCGCCTGTCTGAGGCCGGTCAGCCGGATGAGTCGGCAGCGCCCGCGGACTGGCTTCCTCCAAACGCTGCCAGATCGCCTCGGCCACCGTCTCCGGCGCTATGCCGGCCATGTCGCCCTTCACGGCGGATTCAATGGGATGCAACCAGGGCACGTGCCGCATCACAGGGGTGGCTCCGAACAGCCCTATCGTCGGTATTTCGTGGGCCACTGCGATGTGCATGCCCATGCTGTCGTTGGAGACAAACACCGAACAGTGTGCGATCAGCGCATGGCTGTCGCATATATTCGTGACCTGCTGGGTCGTATCCAGCAGGGCTATGGACTCAGGCAACGAGGCGCGCATCTCTTGTGCAATGTGCTGGACATCGGGACCGCCCACCAATACAAAACGCAGCTCGCTATCCCGGGCATGCAAGATGCGCGCTACCTCCGCAAAAGCCTTGCCGCCATAGCGTTTGTACGGTCTTGAACCATTCAACCCGAATCCAACCGTCCGTGAATGTGGCGGGCAAAGCTGAATGGCCTTGCTGCTGGCCGAATCATTGCAGACCAGCGAGGGGTAGCGTGGCTTGCACTGATATCCAGCCTTTGCATATAGCAATGGCAGCCATGTATAGATGTCTGGGTGCGGGGTTCCCTTGCTGCGTACCCAGAGACGATGCGTAAGCAGTGCCGCGAAATGCGGTTGATGCATGCGCAGGAAACCGATGCGTCGCGGTATTCCCGCCAGGCGCGCCGCCAACGCCACATGAGGACGGAAGGTAAAGAAGAACAGCGTATCGAAGGCGCGGTCCGCCAATATCTGTCTTACGCGCGAGATTCGCTCCCAACCTCGCAAGCCGTTCTCCGTGCGCAGGGATATGACTTCCCGTACGTACGGCTGAGAACGAAACAGTTCCTGCGCCGGCTCCTTTTGGGTCAGAAGCAGTGAAACTGTCCCTCCGGTTTGTTCGGCCAGCGCTTGGGCAAAGACCATGCTGAGCACCCCGTCGCCGATGCCGCCGGAAATGTAGATCGCACAGTTACGAGCAGGGTCACATGAGACGGAGGGCAGAGTAGGCATGGCATCCAGTAAAAGACACTCACTACATTCTGGAAACGATCTCGAATTTCGAATCTATCAGTCTGGCGGTACGGGATTGCCTGCGTAGTGTGATGTCTTGACTGTGCAATAAGCGACGTGCGATGGCCTTTGAGGTGCGGTGATAGTACACGGAGTGCGGCGCGCGGGCGTCGCTTTTAGGACACAGGCCCTGCTAGGACTTCGCCCACTGTCCGACTTCGTCTTCGCGCAGCCGGGCGCCCGCCCACACGACGCGCCCCAGCACCCGCACCGACGCTCCATTCTCCAGCGGTATGTCAGCGTGCGAGGGGTTGAATGACCGCGCCACCCAGCTACCGCCCAACCGTTCCCTGGCCACCGTCTTCACGATCATCTTGCCGTCGTAGTTGATGGCATAGACGCCGCCGGATGCGAGGTCTCGCAGGGTCAGGCTTTCATTGGGGACCACGAGCAGCGCGGCGCCGTCGCGGATGACGGGTTCCATGCTGTCGCCCTTGGCGTATACGACGCGGCCCTTGCCGTTGTCAGCCCCCACTGATTTCAGGAACGACTTGCGGAACTGGATCATGCCGGTTTGCTCTTCGGCATGGTTCTCGATGGGCTCGCCCGCGGCCAAGCGCACGTCCGCCAGTTCGGGCACCTTCTCGAACCTGTCGTTTGCCGCGGGTGGTTCGCCCACGCCCACGTTGGCCACCACGCCTGTCTGGGTGCTGATCCGGACGCGCCGTTCGCGCTCTGTCTGGTAGGTGGTCTTGCCGCCTTCCCAGGGCGCGGCGGGCAGGGTATCAATGCGCATCGGAAACTCGTCCCGGTGCAGATACGTGTCTATCAGCGAGTCGCTACGCAAGACCGTGGAAACTGGCGGCGCGGCGGAAGCCGGAGCGACGTCGACCCCCAGCTTCAATTGAGCGATCGCCAAGGCAAGAGCGCCCTGCAGCTTGTTCAGCTGGTCCGGCGGCAACGCGCGCACCTGTTCCTCGGGGATGCCGGGAAAGGGCCACGGCGCTGGGGGAACGGCGGGCTCGAATCCATGGCGTCCGGGCCGCTTTGGAGCGGTGCCGTCGTACAGCCATTGTGGATGGACGCGCAGCAGCGGCGCCACCTTGAGGCAGGTCGCCATGTCCATGCCGTTCGACCCATTGAACCAATGCGTCGCCGCGCCGGAAGAGGCACCCGCGGCCTTCCACAGGTCTGTCTTGGTCAGGCGTGGTTCGGCGGCGTCCGCCCGGCGGGCCGACTCCTCGTTGAACGCCTGTGTGATTCGCTTTTGAAAGGTCATCTTAGGATGCTAAACAAAAATATTCTTAGGTGGCTTGCATCAAGAATCTTAGCATTCTAAGATTTAAGCATGAAAGCAAAAACAGACGATTCCTCACTTATCGACGCCTTGGGCGGTACTGGTGCCGTCGCAGCGCTTTGTGGCCTTACCGCAGGGGCCGTGTCGCAGTGGCGCACGAAGGGCGTCCCGCGAGCCTGGAGGGAATTTCTGCGCCTGGCCAGGCCTTGGGCCTTCGAGGCCTGGGAGAACAGGCAGGCGAGAGAGAATAAGGCGGGGATGCGGGAGCAAGCATGAATTACTACAGCCACAACATCGGCGATTACGCGCAGGCCACGATGCATCTGAGTCTGGTCGAGGACGCCATCTACAGCCGCCTGCTGCGCCGCTACTACGCCGAAGAACAGCCCATCGTGGACAACATGCAGCAGGTATTCCGCTGGGTAGGCGCCCGCAGCGACGAAGAACGGGAAGCGACCACGCAGATCCTGTGCGAGTTCTTCGTCCTGCGGGACGGCCATTGGCACAACAAGCGCGCCGACGTGGAGATCGCCGCGTACCACGTCAAGGCCGAGACCGCCAAGGCCAACGGCAGGCGTGGCGGCCGGCCCCGGTTGAGCGGCCGCGATCCGGAGGAAACCGGCGGGTTTCCCATGGGTTCCAACGAGAAACCTGATCAGGGTCCGCAAGCAAGCGGATCGGAAGCCAACCAGGAACCAGTAACCAGTAACCAGGAACCAAAAGAAAATTCCCCCAGCCCTCGCAGGCGCGGAGGCGGCTTCGATGCCTCCACCATCGAACTCCCTGACTGGCTGGCCCGCGAGGACTGGTGCAGCTGGATCGCAGACCGCAAGGCCCGCAAGAAGCCGGTGACCGAAGACGGCGCCAGGCGCCAGCTGCAGCAGCTTGCCGCCTATCTGGCCGAAGGGCACGCGCCCGGCGCGGTGATCGCGAACAGCATTGCGGGCGGCTACCAGGGGCTGTTTCCGCCGCGCAGCCGGATACGGGCCAGCCCGGCGCCCGGCACGGCGAAACGGCTGGCCGACTGGACCGACGAACTGCGGGAGGCGCTGGCCGACGATGGCCGTCCTCGCGAGAGATTCATGGGGACGATCGATGCCACCCAATGACATCCAGCCCACCGCGCTAGGGGCCCTGGTAGTGAACGAAATGCTGTTGCTGTACGGCGCCAAGTTCGCGCAGCAATGGCAGGGGCTGACCGCCCGGGAACTGAAGGATTCATGGAACCGGAAACTGGACGGACTGGACGAGATCCAGGTACGCCGCGGCCTGCTGGCCTGCCTGACCCAGGAATGGCCGCCGACGCTGCCGCAGTTTATCAAGCTGTGCTGTCCGTGGATGGTGCCCGAAGTCGCCTATCACGAGGCGGTGCGCGGCTTGTCCGCTCGCAGGCGAGGCGAGCTAGGCGTCTGGTCGCATCCCGCCGTGTATTGGGCAGCGGTAGGCGTCAGCACGGTGGACCTGCTGGGCTGCACGTATGGCGCGATCAAGGCGCGGTGGGAGAAGACCTTGAACGAGGAGCTGGCAAAGGGCTCATGGCCGGATATCCCGGTGCCTCGTCCGGCGCTTCCAGCGCCTGGCCAGACGCTTGCGACGCGCGCCGAGGCCGAAGCGACGCTCAGGAAAATGGGCGCGGAAAAGGTGCTGAGACAGCAAGGCCGTCCGCATCGGAGCTGGATTGCCAAATGGGAAGCGCGTATCCAGCGCGGCGAGCATCCGAGCAAGGGCATTGCTGACATGCTCAAGCGAGCCAAAGGTGAAAGCGCGCAGGAGGCGGTTTTTTTCAAGAACGGTTCCTGCGCAAAGACATGCAAACAGTGCGAGGTGCTAGATGAATAAATTGACGGGCGACGACCTGCTCTGGAACTGGGCCCGGTGGACCTGGTCCGGTGAAACCGTGGGAAACATGGAGACCTATATCTCCGAAGAGGAGGACTACCGGCCCATCAACCACCACCACGCCATGGTGGTGGACGAGATGCACGCCGCGCTGCCCTGGCACGAGCGGATGATCATCATCGCCGAGTACCCGCAGAAGAACGTGAAGTTCGGCCAGCTGGGCGCGAAGGCGCGCAGGGAGAGGGCGCTGGACTGGATTGCCGATACCACGGGCATAGCCCTGACCGATACCGAATACAAACTGTACCTGGGCCTGTTTCGCGGCCTGGTCGAAAGGAGGCTGGCGTGAAGTACGCGCATGAAGTGATGGATTTGATGGCCTGCTATCCCGGCCGGTCGTTCCGATTGATGGAGCTGGTCCGCCATGTGTCGCATGGCCGGTCGCTGTCCATGCCTGAGAAGACGCGCCTGCAAAGAGGCATCCAGCGGGCCATGGATGCGCTGCAAGACACCGGCAGCGTAGTGATCCGGGAGCCTGAACAGGGCGGGCACGGGCGGACCTATGCATGGCGTGTGACGGTTTCGTCACAAGCACCCGCCACCTAGGTCACGCAATCGGTCACAATGGGTCCGGGGCATTGCGTCCCAAGCAAATGAAGCCTCGGCCAAGCGCCGGGGCTTTTTCATTGGATGTCTTGCCCACACGCCGGTCTCTTCCGCGGGGATTCCGCTACGCCATGAATGACGTGTGACGGTTCCGTCACAAGCACACGCCACTCAGGTCACGCGATCGGTCACAATGGGTCCGGGGCATTGCGCCCCAAGCAAATGAAGCCCCGGCCGAACGCCGGGGCTTTTTTTATTTGGCGCCTTGCCTTGTTTTCCTCTTCGGCATGAATCCCACTCCATGAGCGCTCAGATAAGCATTACCGAAAGCCAGCTGGTAGAGGACCTCGCCGCATTCTTCAAGACCTTGGTCGATTGCGAAGTGGTCCGCGGCCTGCCCAACCAGGTCCCTGTTCCCTTGCGCGAGTGCATCGTCATTACGCCGATGGCGGCGTTGGGGCTTTCCGTGCCCGTCATGGCCTATGCCGATCCGTCGCCCGCCGCGGGGAAGCGGACCATGACCCAGGCCACGCAATGGTCTGCGCGCGTGGAGGGCTATGGGGCAAGGGCGCTGGATCTGGCGCTGACGTTGTCCATCGCCCTGCGCAGCCCATACGGATGCGAGTTTCTAGGGAACCTGGGGCGGGTCCAGCCGCTGTACGCGGGCGAACTGAAGCAGTTGCCCATCGAGAGCGGAGAGAGCCAGTCCTTCGAACGGTGGTCATTCGACGCCGTCCTGCAGTTCAACCCATCCATCACCGTGCCGCAGCAGTTTGCGGACCAACTCCACGTTGGCCTCATCGAGGTCGACACCACCTATCCTACGGGAGCTTAATTCCATGTCCATTCCCGCCAGTGAAATCGTCCAGGTCGTGCCTGGCGTGATCGCAGCCGGCGGATCAGCGCTCGACTTGAACGGCCTGATCCTGACCCACGACACTGCCGTTCCCATCGGCGCCGTCCAGAGCTTCGCGACCGCGCGCGACGTGCAGCGCTTCTTCGGTCCGACCTCGACCGAGGCCGCCCTGGCCGCGGTCTACTTCAACGGCTTCGACAACTCGACCCGCAAGCCGGGCAATCTGTTGTACGCCCAGTATCCGGCCGCAGCGGTCTCCGCCTATCTGCGCGGCGGCGCCATGGAAGCGGTGACGCTGACCCAGCTGCAGGCGCTGTCCGGCGTCCTGACGGTGAGCGTCGACGGCTCCGCCAAGACTTCCGCCAGCATCGATCTGTCGACGGCGACCAGCTTTTCCAACGCCGCCACGATCATCGAGGCCGCGTTCACCGCCTGGGGCGCGACCTGCGCCTATGACGCGCAGCGCGCCGCCTTCGTGATCACCTCGGCCACCGATGGCGCGGCCAGCACGATCTCCTATGGCAGCGGCACCATCGCGTCGGGCCTGAAGCTGACGCAAGCCACCGCCGCGGTGCTGTCGCAAGGCGCGGCGGCGGGCGTGCCGGCGGAGTACATGGGCCGCATCACCGACCTGACCCAGAACTGGGCGGCGTTCATGACGACGTTCGAACCCGATACCACCGGCAAGGTGGCGTTCTCGGCCTGGACGAACGCCCAGGGCGACCGGTATGCCTACGTCGGCTGGGATACCGATGTCACCGCCACGCAGCAGGGCAACACGTCCAATTGGGCCGCCATCGTCGGCGCCAACGAGTACTCGGGCTCCGTGCCGGTCTACAAGGACGTGCAGCACGCCGCCTTCGTACTGGGCGCGGTCGCATCGCTCGACTTCGAACGCACCAACGGCCGCGCGACCTTGGCGTTCAAGAGCCAGTCCGGCCTTGCGTTCTCGGTGACCGACGCCACGACCGCGCAGACGCTGATCGACAACGGCTACAACTTCTACGGCGACTATGCCACCAGCAACGACCGCTTCCGCTTCCTCTACCCGGGCCAGCTCAGCGGCAACTGGAAGTGGGTCGACACCTACGTCAACCAGATCTGGCTGAATGCCGCGTTCCAGCAGGCGCTGATGACGCTGCTGACCCAGGTGAATTCGGTTCCCTATAACGCCGACGGCTACACGCTGATCGACGCCGCCTGCCTGGATCCCATCAACGCCGCGCTCAACTTCGGCGCCATCCGTGCGGGCGTGACGCTGTCGAGCCAGCAGAAGGCCCATGTCAACAGCCAGGCTGGCGTGGACATCTCCGACACGCTCCAGACCCGCGGCTGGTATCTGCAGATCAAGGACGCGACCCCGCAGGTGCGAGAAGCCCGCGGCACGCCGCCCATGACGTTCTGGTACATGGACGGCGGTTCCGTCCAGAAGATCACCCTGGCCTCTCTGGCCATTCTTTAAGGATTCAACATGGCGACTTTGACCAGTGCCAACTCCGTTCTGATGATCGCGGTTGGCGGCGTTTTTCCGGTGCCGCAGAAGATCGAGGGCTACGCCTCCGAAGGCGCTTTCACCTTCGATGCAGCCAAGCCCGCGCAGGTGACCATGGGCGTGGACGGCCGCATGTCGGCCAGCTATGTGCCGGTGCCTCGCGTCCAGACCATCATGATCCAGCCCGACTCTCCGTCCATGCGCGTCTTCGAGATCTGGATGGCGGCCAGCGAAACGGCCCGGGAAGTGTTCTACGCGAACGGCAGTCTCAGCATTCCGTCGATCGACCGCAAGTACACGTTGACCCGCGGCGTGCTGACGCAGATCCCGCCGGCGCCGGACGCCAAGGCGATGCTCCAACCCATGACGTTCCAGATCACCTGGCAGAACGTCTCGCCGGCGTTGGTGTGACATGGCCAGAAAGCAGATAAGCCTGACCATCGGCGCCGAAGGGCGCGACAAAGGCAAGGTGTTCATCCTGACGGAGCTTTCCGCCTACGACGCCGAGGAATGGGCCGGCCGCGCGCTGTTTTCGCTGATGAACGCCGGAGTGGAGATCCCGGACAACATCGCCGAGGCAGGGCTGGCCGGCGTGGCGGCCATGGGGATGAAGGCCATCGCCAATCTGCCTTTCGACAGCGCCAAGCCGTTGCTGGACAAGATGATGGATTGCGTGCAGATCCAGCCCAGCCCGAATGTGACGCGCGAGCTCATGTCCGGCGACATCGAGGAGGTGGCGACCCTGTTCACGCTGCGCAAGAAAATCCTGGGCCTGCACCTGGATTTTTTTACCGCCGCCGCCCCATCGATTTCGGGCTCCAAGTCCACAGCGGCGGCGCACGCCTGATCCGCTACGCCAATATTCCCCGGAATGTTGGCGTGGTGATTTCCCGGCACCCGGGCCTGCTGCACGACCTGCAGACGGTCTACGGCGCCGAAGACCTGTACAACCTGCTTGAGGTGATTGCGGTGGACGCACACAACAGGCGCGTCCTAGCTGAACCGAGGTAATTGCATGGCCACCATCATCGATGCCTTGCTCGTCACTGCGGGTTTCGATCCGAAGCGTTTCGCGGCGGACAGCCTCTCCGGTGCGGTCAGTCTGGCCCAAATGGCCCAGAATCTGGATATGAGCACCGAGCGGCTGTCCGCGTGGCAGAAGGCTGCTGAGCGGGCGGGCGGAACCGCCGAAGCCATTTCCGCCCAATTGAGGGAATCCTCGGTTGCGGTCGCCAGATTCAACCGAGGATCTACTGCGGATTCGCTACCTGGGTTCTTTGACAACGGCGGCAACGTCGGCGACCTCAAGGACGGCAACACCTATCTTCTGGCCAGGTCGCGGATCATTGCCGATCTTTACCAGAAGGACAGGGCCCAGGCCGCGGTGGCGGCCCAGGACATGGGCATCAGCGAGGGCTCGTTCGATCTGCTCAAGCGCGGGCCTGACGAAGTCGAACGGCTGCTCCAGATTCAGGAGAAACGCGCTGCCATCTCCATGAACGATGCGCAGGCTGCCTCGCAGCTGCGCGACCGCTACCTGGATCTGCGCGACACGTTTGAATCGGTGGGCGTCAAGGTGCTGCTGGCGCTCATGCCGGCGTTCGAGCGGCTTATGGAGCTGGCCCAGGGCTGGGGCGACTATCTGCTTGAGAACCGCGACGAGATTGTCCAGTGGGTCGACGGAGCGGTGCAGGCCATCGTGAAGTTCGTTGATGTGGTGGATTCCGCCGCTCAGGCGATGGGCGGGTGGCAAAACGTCCTGCTCGCACTGGGGACGCTCAAGATTCTGTCCTGGGTGAGTTCTCTGCTGGACCTGGCTTCTGCATTGGGGGCCGTGGCCAAGGCTCTTGGAACTCTCGGCGGCGCCGGCGCAGCGCGTGGACTGGCTGCGTTGAGAGGCCTGGGTCCAGTGGCGTTGAGAGCGGCAGGACCCGTCGCGGCCGGCGCCGCGCTGTTGTTCGGTAGCAAGGGCTTGAATGGGGGCGAGGAAGAAACCCTGGCCGCGATGAGAGATCCCGCGCTGAAGAGCAAGGAGGTTATCCAAGCGGTCAGGTACTTCGAGTCGAAGGGCTACACCCGGGAGGCGGCCGTGGGATTGGTGGCCAACCTGCAGGCCCAAAGCAACCTGGATCCCAGGGCCGTGGGCGCCGATGGCGCTTCCATCGGCATCGGACTATGGAATCCACGGCGGCAGGCTGACTTCAAGCGCGTTTATGGCATGGACATGCGCGAGTCCACGGTTGAACAGCAACTGGATTTCGTCGCCTGGGAGTTGCAGAACACCAGGCGCAGGGCAGGAGTACATCTGGCCGCCGCTACGACGCCGACCCAGGCCAGCGTGGCCGTATACCGCCACTTTGGGCTCAACAAGTCCGAGGGACCCGGCTCAAGCGAAGAGCGCAAGCTCGCTGCCGCCGCCGGGGCAATCCACGGGACGCTTTTCTTCGACGACCAGGATCGAGGCGCCGCGGCTGCGGCTACGACGGCCGCGGCAGCGCAAGCCAGCGCAGCCGGCATCTCCAGCAGCACGACGACCACCAACAACACGTCCGAGACCCATATCCACGGCCCCATCACGATCATGACCCAGGCGACGGACGGCCCGGGAATCGCGAGTAGCCTGGGGCAGGCGGGCCGTAGCCAGAATCTCGTCCAGCAAGGCAATACGGGGATCTTCTGATGCCATTCATTCCTTTTCCCGATGTTCCGAGCAGCCCGGGCGTACCCGCGGTTTTTCGCCAGACGACCATCCCCTCCATTCCTCAACTGACCGACTTCGGACTTGCGGCGCTGACCGATCAAATGTTCGGACCTCCGCGTTGGGGGGTGTACGGCAAGGACGGGAGGCAGGTCCTGGTCTTTGAAACTTTCGTGAGCATCAAATTCAATCAGGGCGGTCAGATATCCAGCTTTCCCGTGGAGCAGGGCGGCTTCTCTTCCTTCAACAAGGTCGATACGCCCTACGAAGCGACCATCAAGCTGGCGCACGCCGGCGACCAGGCTTCGCGCGACGTCATGTTGTCCGCGCTGAAGCGGATCGTGGGCAGTACGGAGCTGTACGCCGTCGCGACGCCTGAGATCGTCTATCCCTCGGCCAATCTGGTGAAGTACGAGTACAGCCGCGGCGACCGGAACGGGTCCAACCTGCTGCTGGTGGACCTGACGTTGCGTGAAGTGCGGGAGACAGCGGTCTTGCGGTCCCCGGCCACGCGCGAGCCCAGCGGCGCGGATGAGCAGAGCAACGGCCAGGTGCAGGCGTTCGAGATCGATGCCTATCCCCGGCGGGACCAGAACATGGTCGGAGAACTGGAGCCTGTCCAATGAAAAGGATTCCGCTAAAGCCCGCGCCGGCGCAAACGCTCAGTGTCGTGTTGTCCGGCCAGAACTGCCAAATATCTGTCTACCAGAAGTCGACCGGGGTTTATCTGGATCTTCAACTCGACAATGCGCCGATAGTGACGACGGTGCTGTGCCATGACCGGGTGCGGTTGGTGCGTTCCCGCTATCTGGGCTTTGTTGGCGATCTGGCGTTTGTCGATACCCAGGGGCATGCCGATCCGCAGTACCAGGGACTCGGATCGCGTTTCGTCCTGGCTTACATGGAGCCGCTGGAGCTATGAGCCTAGTCAAGCGCCGGATAGACGTGACCATCAGCCTGGGACTGGGGAAGCTCGGCGACGAGAAGGGACCGGACATTACGCTCAGCGGCTACCGCGTATCAGTGAACATTCCTGCCCACGCCGCAGGCGAAAGCAGCCGGGTGAAATTGCTGATCTACGGGTTGAATCAGGAAATGATGAACAAGCTGACGGCGATTGGGCTCAAGTCCAAGGAGCGCCGGGGGAAGAACCTTGTCAGCGTCAGTGCCGTGGACGATTTCGGAGTCCCTCGGGTGGTTTATGAGGGGGACATCGATACGGCATGGGCTGATTATGAAAAAGCTCCCGAGGGCTTGCTCAATGTCATGGCGCAAGTCGCTGGCTCCAAAGAACTGAAGCCCGTGCCTGCCAAGTCATATCCGGGCCCCACGGGAGTCCATGAGATCGCGAGCGAAATTGCGGAATCGATGGGCTATGCCTGCGAAAAAAACGGGGAGGATACCGTCCTTGCCAACCCGTATCTGTCTGGGACCGACATGGATCAGATGCGCAACTGCGCCCAGGCCGCGCGCATCAATTACACGATAGACCGCGGCACGCTGGCCATCTGGCCCCCCGGTGGTTCCAGGAAGGGCGATCCGATTGCCATTTCGCCACAGACGGGGCTCATCGGCTACCCGGCGTTCACTGGCAGCGGAATTTTGCTCAGAAGTCTCTACAACCCGGATTTCTCGGTGGGAAAGAAGGTGCTGGTGACGAGCGCGATCGAGGTCGCGAATGGCGAGTGGACGATTACGGGCTTGTCACATCATCTGGAGGCCGAGGTTCCCGGCGGTGCCTGGCTGTCCCAGGTCAAGTGCGAAAGGAAGCTCGATGGCTGAACAATACGGATACGCAGGGCTGGCGCAAGCCGGCCAGGGCGACAGCGAGTTCGGCGCCTTGCAGTTCCTCATCAGCCAGGCCCTGCTCCGGGTCAGCACGGCGATGCTCGTCAAGGTGGTGTCGGTGACGAACGCAGGCGGGCTGTCGCCCGTGGGCTTCGTCGACGTGCAGCCGCTGGTCAACCAGCTCGATGGGGCCGGCAACGCCGTGCCGCATGGGGTGCTGCATCGTCTGCCCTATTTCCGCCTTCAGGGCGGAACGGACGCCATCATCCTGGACCCGAAGGTCGGGGATATCGGCATGGCGGCGTTCGCGAATCGGGATATCTCCCTGGTGAAGGCCTCCAAGGCGCAAAACAATCCCGGGTCCTGGCGTTCGCACGATATGGCGGACGGGCTGTACTTCGGCGGCCTGCTGAACGCGGCGCCTGTGCAGTACGTGCAGTTCACCGCAGGCGGCATCAACGTGGTGTCTCCCTCCAAGGTGACGGTCACGGCGCCCGATATTGAATTGAATGCCAGCGAGCAATGCGCGTTGAACTCGCCTCGGATCGTGCTGAACGGCACGGTGCAACAGGGCGGCGGATCCTTCGGCGGCACGTCGACCTGGCAGGGCGATATGAACACGCTGGGCACGCTGCGCAACAACGGCAAGGACGTGGGCAGCACGCATACCCATTCCGGCGTGCAGAGCGGGCCGGCCAACACAGGAGCGCCCAATTGAACACACTACTGCTGGACCGGACCGTTTGGGACCTGGTGCTCGACGCGGCCGGCAATATCGCGATGGCATCCGACCCTTATGCCGTCGCGCAGGATGTCGCCAGCGCCATCAAGCTATTCAAGGGCGAGCTGTTCTACAACACCGCCCCGGGCGTTCCGTACTGGGAAGAGCTGTTGGGCCATCAGCCGCCGCTGGCCCTGGTGCGGGAACACGTCCAACGGGCCGCGCTGACCGTCCCGCAGGTGGCGGGCGCGCTCTGCACCCTGACTTCCTGCACCGATAGGGCCCTGGCGGGCTATGTCGAAATCACCCTGCAAGACGGAACGACGCAAACCGTCAGCTTCTGAGGAAACCATGCCGAATATCTCGCAAGTGCCGCGCGTGCAATTCACGCCGGAAGGGCTGGTGCTGCCCAAAGAATCCGCCATCCTGGCCGGCGTCCAGTCGGACATGGACGCCGCTTTCGGCGGCGGCTTGAATCCCGCCCTGGAGACTCCGCAGGGCCAGCTGGCCTCCAGCACCACCGCCATCATCGGCAACAAGAACAACGAGTTCGCGGCCTACGTGAACCAAGTCGATCCGGCCTACGCGCAGGGGCGGATGCAGGACGCCATCGGGCGCATCTACTTCCTGGACCGCAAGCCTGGCGCGCCCACCGCTGTCATCGCGACCTGCACGGGCCTGGCCGGGGTGAGAATTCCCGTGGGCGCGCGGGCCCAGGCCGTGGACGGAAACCTGTACCTCTGCACCGAGGCGGGCACGATTCCCGCCAGCGGACGCATAGATCTGCCATTTGCCTGCGCCGTTGACGGACCGGTGGAGTGCGCGCCCGGCGCGCTGAACCAGATCTACCAGGCCATTCCCGGTTGGGATTCGGTGCTGAATGCCGACGCCGGTACAGCGGGCAGCGACGTGGAAAGCAGGGCAGAATTCGAAGAGCGCCGGCGGCAGTCGGTGGCGCTGAACGCCCGCGGTTCCTTGCCCGCGATCTACGCCAATGTGGCGAATGTGGAAGGCGTCATCGACGCCTACGTGACGGAGAACAATCTCTCCGCGCCGCAGACGGTCGGCGGCGTGGTCCTGCGTCCGCATTCCATCTGGGTCGCGGTGGCAGGCGGCGAGGCCGCGGACATCGCGGATGCCATCTGGCGCAAGAAGAGCAACGGCGCCGACTACAACGGCAACACCTCGTACAAGATCGAGGACAAGGAGGGGTACACCTATCCCTACCCGTCCTACGTCGTGACGTGGGAAACGCCGGCGGCGTTGCCGGTGCGTTTCGCGGTGCAGCTGGCGGACAACCCGGCCCTGCCTTCGGACATCGTCGCCTTGACCCGGCAGGCGATCGTGAACGCCTTCAATGGCGTGGACGGCGGGCAGCGCGCGCGCATCGGATCGACCATTTATGCGAGCCGGTTCTACGCCGCCATTTCGGCCCTGAGTCCCGCCGTCTCCATCCTGTCCCTGCTGCTGGGCTCCGCGACGCCGTCGGCCGTCAGCCTGACCGTTCCGATCAACCGCCGGCCTACGGTCACGCCGGCCGATATCTCGGTGACATTGACATGAGCGCCGCACCCAAGCCAGGGTTGGTGGCCCGGACGCTCATCAGCCAGTACGCCAACAGTCCCACGCTCGTCCGGTTGATCAACAACATGGACGACTACATCAACCCGGACGCCGATTTCGACGCGTTTTACGACTTCGTCTGGAACGTCGAGACCGCGCAGGGGTTCGGTCTGGACATCTGGGGCAGGATCGTCGACGTCGGCCGGATGCTGACCATTCCGGGAGACGTCACGTATCTGGGGTATGAGGAGGCCTTGAATTGGCAGCCCTTCGGCCAGGCGCCGTTCTACACGGGAGAGCTGGCGACGCAGACATACCGGCTGGCCGACGATGCGTATCGCACGCTGATCCTGGTCAAGGCGCTGGCCAATATCTCGGACTGCACTTCCCCCAGTTTGAACCGGCTGCTGTCGAACCTGTTCGCGGGCCGCGGGCGTTGCTACGTGTCGGACACGGGGAAGATGGAATTCCGCTATGTGTTCGAGTTTGCGCTGGCGCCGCACGAAATCGCCATCCTGACTCAATCGCGCGCGATACCCAAGCCGGCGGCGGTCCAGGCGCGCATCCTGCAGGTCGATCTTTCCACCACGTTCGGATTCAACGAGGCGCTGATGCAGCCGTTTGGCTCGGGCGTCTTCTTTACCTCTTCGGGGCTTATCAATGCAAACCAGTAATGCACCTATCAAATCGGCCGTCCCGTTTGCGGAGAGCGGCACAAAGAACGCCATTCCGGTGGCGTCACAAATTGGCGTCACGCCGGGCGCAGCCTCTTTCGTGGATGGATTTCCGCCGCTGACCATGACGCCGTTGGCGGCAGGCGGCGTGCCGCCTTATGGTGCCGATTTCAATGGCATCCTCAACTTTCTCAGCGCCGCCGCGCGGTGGCAGCAGGCCGGAGGCGCCTATCCCTACGACGCTGCCTTTAGCGCAGCCATCGGCGGGTATCCGCAGGGCGCGATGCTGAAACAATCGGTCGGCAGCGGCTACTGGCTGAACCTTGCCGAAAATAACACCGCGAATCCGGATGCCGGCGGCGCGAATTGGATTGCACTGCCTGCGGGGATCGCTTCCACCGCGGAAGCGGAAGCCGGCACGGATGACAAGAAGGCGATGACACCGCTGAAGGTGTTCCAGGCCATCGCAAAGAAGGTGGTGCAGGCCACGGAAGGCGTGCTCGGCATTGCCAAGGTTGCCACGCCGGCGCAGACGAACGCCGGTGCGGATGACGCCACCATCGTCACGCCGAAAAAACTCCGGCTTGGCGTGGCAATGTCGCTGGGCATCAATGGGTACCTGGCGCTGCCTTCCTGGCTGGGCGGTGTCATCCTCCAGTGGGGACGCGGCACCGTGAACATGAACACGGCTAGCGGGAACTACTACCACGGATCCGCTGCTGTCACGTTCCCGTTGGCGTTCCCAACTGCCGCCTGGGTGGCGATACCGCAAATCCAGAACAGCCCGAATGTCCTGGATACCATCAGTGTCTCATCTTTCAACAACTCCACGCTCCAGGTCGTGGGCTGCACCAGCTACGAAGCGGGGCAGGCGCCTGAGTTCTATTTCATCGCCATAGGCAACTAGACACGCAGCTGCCGCGCGCGCTGTCATTCGTTTGCTATCCATACCGCCGCCAGGCGGCCTTTTTGTCTGCGGGGGACGAGATTGAATATTCAAGATTTCGACGCCCTTGCGGCAAAGCTCGCCGGCGTGCTGGGCGCATTGGTGTCCATGCGCTATCTCCATGGTTCGTGGCCGGCGCGGCTGAGCATGGCAGGCAGCGGCTCATTGGTGGCCTATTACGCGTCACCCTATCTGTCGCTGCTGTTGGGAATCCCCGAGGGTCTGGCCGGCTTCCTGACCGGCATGTTCGGCATGGCCATCGTCTCGCGCGGCTGGGAGGCGGTACAGGCGGTCCCCATAGGCGCGCTGTGGCAGGCCGTGGTGGACCGCGTGCGCGGCAAAGGAGCGTGACATGCATCGCTCCTCCTATCCGGAGATTTCAACCGTGGGTACCTTTCAGCTTTCCCAACGTAGTCTGGGCCGCCTGGCCGGCGTGCATCCCGACCTGGTCGCGGTTGTCAGGCGGGCGATATCGCGCACGCCGGTCGATTTCACCGTGGTCGAGGGTGTGCGCAGCCTCGCTCAACAGCGTGAGAACGTCGCCAGGGGCGTCAGCCAGACAATGACCAGCTATCACCTGCCGCAGGCCGATGACCTGGGCCATGCCGTCGATCTGGCGCCGCTGATCGGCGGGACGATCCCGTGGAATGACTGGCAGGCCTTCGCGGACTTGGCCGGCGTGGTCAAGGCCAGCGCCGCGGAACTGGGCGTGCCCGTGGAATGGGGCGGCGACTGGAAGATGCGGGACGGCCCGCATTTCCAGATTCCACGCGACTGGAAGGGCCGCGCATGAATCCACTTCCTCGCACTTTGACGGCGTGCCTGATCGGGGTGACGGCGGCGGTTGTCGCAGTGCTGGGCGTGCGCTGGTATGGCGCCGTCCAGTACCGGGCCGGCGTCGACCGGGCAAATGCCGACTACACGCTGGCCGAGCTCACCGAGTTCCAGCGCCAGACCACACGTCTGGCCGTAGTATCCGAAACCCTGGAGGGCGCGCTCGCCGCGCTGCGCGACGCCGGGCCCAAGACCATCGAGAGGTACACCCGTGTCGAAGTCAAGAATCCTTTGCCTGCTGGCTGCCGCATCGATGCTGAGCGGCTGCGGCACATCAACGAAGCCGGCCGTCTGGCCAATGCTGCCGGCCAACCTGGCGCAGCCGTGTCAGCCGGTGCCGGAGGTGACGAGCGATAG